CGGAGCGACTTTGAATGATGTCAATTTTGAAACGCACGAAGTGGAAATGGATTGTCCCGAGGAAAATAAGACCGCTGTCGCTATTGAGGTGGCGGAACTTTTACAGAATGTTTTAGAATGAAAGGAGGATAAAATGCAAGGGCATTTTTTCTTACAGGATATGGTTGATGCTTGCGTGGATTATTTGAGGAATATGTCCCCAAAAAATGAAGCCAAGGCATTAAACTGTTATCTTGTGGCAGAGGAACATGGTTATTCTCGCGGGCAATTAGACAATGCTTGTAAAACTGTGGAAAATCTTTTGTATAGAAATCTCAACAAAATCCGACTTTGATTAGCGTCAGAGCGGTGGAGACAAACAAATGTTGCTTTGTCTCCTTTTTTATAAATCAATAATTAAAATAATGTTAAAAAGTTATCCACACTTCTACTTGTAAAACAATTAAAACTATTATAACATAATAATAAGAATTAAAAATTAATTAACAATAAAAATATGAATTATCCAAAAAGTGAAACAACATTAAAAAAACATAATTATATTTACAAAGGGATACAATACAAAAATGATTTAGGTTCTCCTTGTGAGTATAGAGTTATAAAAGAAGGAAAAGATACTGGTAGAATAATAAAATATTATAAAAATTCTTTTTTAACAGAATATAATCTAATTAAATAATATGAAAAGTTTTTTAAGAGTAAAATGTGAAAAATGTGGAACTAAATTTTGGAGAAATTTCGGAGCTTTTAAGAATGGAATTTTAGATAATAGAGCTGGAATTTGTTGTGTTCCAAAATGTGAAGGACAACTTATTGAATTTATGGATACAAATGAGGATTATTATATTCAAAAGAAATTAAATAAAGGAATAAATATATTTGGATAATAAAAATATTATGAAAATAGAAAACCAAGTCTGCTCATTAGAGTTAGCAAAAAAATTAAAAGAGTTAGGAGTTAAACAAAATAGTTTGTTTTATTGGGAAACAGGAGCAATAAAACCAAAAGTGAGATTAAGTGTAGTAACTGAAATTGAATTTAAGTTAGAATCAACTCAAAAATATGATACATCAGATTGTCGTTTTTTATGTTCAGCTTTCACAGTAGCAGAATTAGGAGAGATGTTGCCTAAGAGCATCAAATATGGTGGCAAAAATGTTCCGCTTGAATATAGAGGTAAAAACTGTTTTGGAGAGCATTTAGTTGCTTATCATATAAATTTTGAATCTCCAATAGGATTACAATGTGAAAAAACAGAAGCAAATGCAAGAGCAAAAATGCTTATATATTTATTAGAAAATGATTTATTAAAATTATGAAAATAGAATTATATCATGGGACAAGTAAAAAAAATGCAGATTTAATTTTGAAAGAAGGTTTCAAAGATAGGATTAATTCTAAAGAAAGTAATTGGGAAGATGAAAAAATAAGTCAAAAAGGTTTTGTATATTTAACAACAGCATATCCATTTTTTTATGGAATGAATGCAGGAGAAGAAAAAGATAGAGAAGCAAGTGTTCTAAAAGTAATAGTTAATACTGATAATTTATATCCTGATGAAGATATTTTAAGGATAGGAGGAATAAAAGGAGATATTGATTTAGAAGATTATAAACATCACGGATTAGATTCTTTAGAGAGATTAGGAAATGTTGCAGTAAAACCAAAACATATTGAAAAAATAATAGGAAGAAAAGATTTCAATATAGGTAAAATGATTATGTATTCAGACCCTTCAATATCTACACTTAATTATCAAATTATGGGAAAATATTATAGAGATTTGACTAATGATTGGTGGGAAGGAAAAAAATTAAAACAAATGAATCATATAAATTATTTTGATACAATTAATAATTAATTAAAAAAATTATGCAATTAACAAAAGAACAAGTAAATAAAAAATATAAAGGTCGTTATATTGAATTTACAAAGATTAAAGATTTTAATAATGATATTGATTTATATGAGGTAGGAAAAACATATAAAGAAATACATGAAAATACAACATTAGGAGAAGATGTCGGAACTCCTTTAGAATATACAAGATAATAATTAATTAAAAATATCATGAAAATAGAAAAAACATATGAGGAAGAAACTTATTTATCTAAAACAAGGGCAAGTGGGAATAATCCCAGGTAGTCAAGGCACAGCATCATATATTGTGGAAGGACTTGGTAATAAAGAAAGTTTTGAAAGTTGTTCACATGGAGCAGGGAGAGTAATGGGAAGAAAACAAGCAATTAAAACTTTAGATTTAAAAAAGGAAATCAAATTATTAGATGACCAAAATATAATTCACGGAATAAGAAATCAAAATGATTTAGAAGAAGCTACAAGTTGTTATAAAGATATTAAAACTGTAATAGAAAACCAAAAAGATTTAGTGAAAGTGTTAGTAGAACTAAAACCGCTTGGTGTTATAAAAGCTTGATAATTAAAGGTTAATATATTTATTAGAATTTATTAAAACAAAATTATGAAAAAATATAAATTGGAGTGGTAGAACTTATCCAAACAGAAACTTTTGTAGTTGATGTTAAAGCAAAAAGTGAAGAAGAAGCAATTAATCTTGCAAGTGAAAAATTTGCAGATATAAAAGAAAAAGGAATGGAACATTATAATCAAGTCGGAGATTTAATGATTGATGTTGGAACAGTTTATGATGTTACTAATACAGATGACCCATTTGATGAATAAAATTATGTATAAACAAAAAACATTTACAATTAGAGATATAGTTAAATTAACAGAATGGAAAGATGTTAAAAAAGCTTATCTTTATTATTATGGGAAAAGAGGTCTAAAAGGTTTAGAGGAAATTTTTGAATTGATTAAAACTTTTAGAAAACAAAAACCAAAAGAAAAGAATGAATTTATAGAAGTTATAGTTGGAGGTTTTCCTGGATATGAACCTGAAGAAGATAGAGGTTATGGTATTCATACAACTAAATATTCTTTATCATTTAGAAAATGGAGAGAATTAGCAAATATTCCTATTGAAAAAGAAACAATTAGAAGATATAAATTTCATGAAATTATTTGTCATTTTCTTTACGAGATTACTTTTTATGGATATGACGAAAAGGAAATAGGAAAAAAAGGAAAAGAGATTTTTGGAAGATATAAAGAGGCTGTAAAAGACATAAAATCTAATAAAAAGAAGAAACAAATCATATCTAATATATGGCTCTAAATAAAGATATTTTGACCCTTAAAATCAAGTTCTGACAGGTTTTATTAACAAAGTGGATATAATATACCTATAAATTATGAAAAAATTAGTAATTGCATTTGACACAGACGATTGCCTTATCATTCCAGCTATTGCAACTGGATTTGACAGAGATGTTCCAAATTATGAAACAATTGCTATATATCGTTGGTTTCAAGCCCAAGGAAATCATATGATTATTTGGAGTGGAGGTGGAAAAGATTATGCAAAAATGTGGGCAGAAAAATTAGGGTTAGAAGCTAATGAAATTATGGCAAAAGATACTCGTATGAAAGATAAGATTGATATTGCATTTGATGATTCAGATATGGAACTGGCAAAAATAAATGTAAAAGTAAAAAGATTAAATAATAAAATTATTCGTTATCCTGAAAAATTAAATAGAAAAAATTGAAAATAATTAAAAAAATAAGATATGTATAAACTTCGTGATTATCAAACAGAAGCAGTAATAAAAGGATTGGAAATTTTTAATTCTACAAAAATTAAGAAAGAGATTGTTGTTCTTCCTACAGGCAGTGGAAAAAGCTTAATTATTGCTTCTATAGCTAAAGAATTAAAAGGAACTACTATTATATTTCAACCCAGCAAAGAAATTTTAGAACAAAATTTACAAAAGATGTATGATTTTGGGTTTACTGATGTTGAAGTTTTTTCAGCGTCAATGGGTAAAAAAAATATTGGGAAAATTACTTTTGCTACAATAGGAAGTATTTATAACAAAAAGGAATGTTGGGGATATTTTGATAATATTCTTATAGATGAATGTTTTATTTCTGGAACAAAAATTAATGTTCCTAATGGATATAAAAATATTGAAAAATTAAAAATTGGAGATAAAGTGATTTCTGCTTTTGGGATAGATAAGGTGATAAGTGTCAGTAAAAGAACAAGTAAAATAATTTATAAATTAAAAACATCAGATGGAAAAGAAACATTTGTTACACCAAACCATAAGATTTTTACAGATAAAGGATGGACATTTGTTAAAGACCTTATAGTTGGAGATTGTTGGTTACATCTTAAAAATGACAGCAATAGAAATAGATGGAACAAGTTATTGTTCTTTAATAGTTCAAGCAAAAGACAAAAAGAAAACAGAGTTACTAGAAAAATTAGGGTAGAAAGTATTGAGATTCAAAAACAAGGAAGTTATGAAGTCTATAACATCGGTGTCAAAAATCACCCGAGCTATTTTGTAGAAGATAAATTAGTTCATAATTGCCATTTAGTTAATGCAAAAGGTGGAATGTATAAAGAATTTATAAAAGTTAATGGTGGCAGTGTTATGGGTTTAACAGCTACTCCTTATAGATTACATTCTTATAATGATATGTTTACAAACGAGCAAGTTGTTGTTGCTAAATTACTTACAAGAACAAGTCCTAAAATTTTCAGTAAAATAATTCATGTTACTCAAGTAAAGAAATTATATGAAGACAAATTTTTATGTCCTGCTGAATATATAATTAATGATAAGTATAAACACAATGAAATTAAACTAAATTCAACAGGTAGAGATTTTAATGAAAATGCTTTAAAAACATATAATAAAGAAAAAGGTGTTATTGATATGGTAGCAAATACTATTACAGAAAATAATTCAAAACATATTTTAGTTTTTAATATTTTTGTATCAGAAGCAGAAGAATTAAGTTGCAAACTAAAACAAAAAGGAATTACAGCTGAAACTGTTTCAGCCCAAACAAAAAAGAAAGATAGAGATAGAATATTAAAAGATTTTAAATCTGGAAAAATTAAAGTAGTAACCAACGTTGGTGTATTGACAATAGGTTTTGATTTTCCTGCCTTAGATTGTATTGTATTGGCTAGACCTACTCAATCAGTTGCACTTTTTTACCAAATGGTTGGACGCGGGACAAGAATTAACAAAGGGAAACCAAATGTTAAAGTTATTGATATCTGTGGTAATGTGAATCGTTTTGGAAGAATAGAAACATTTGAAATTGTTTATACTGGAACAAATAAATTATTAAGATTAAGAAGTGAAGTAGGTTATTTAACAGGTTATGATTTTGTAAATAATAGAGATGTGGAAAAAAGTAATTATGCTGGGTTGAAAGAATCAGAAGGTTGGAATAAGGATATTATTAGATTTGGAAAATACAAAGGCACACATATTAAAAAAATTCCTACTGATTATCTTCAATGGTGTTCAGAAAATTTCAAAGAAGGTAAATATAAAGATATGTTTGAAAAAGAATTACAAACAAGAACAAAATAATTAATAAAAGTTATCCACACTTTTTACTTGATTATAAAACCATTATAACATATAATATGAATATAAAAGTAATAATAAAATTATTAATAAATAACAATCAAGTAAAAATCATGACTAATATAAAAATTAAAAGATATTGTAATCATTGCGGGACAAAAATACCAATTGATTCTGAAGTTAATTTTTGTAATATTTGTGTTGAATTAAGACATTGTAAAGGATGTTCAATTTTACTTAGAGATAAAAAAACTGTAAATAAATTAATAAAAAATTGTCCAAATTATAAATTTAAATCTAATATTTCTCCTGTAGATGAAAGATTTTGTATAGATTGTTACTCCGAATTTAGACTTCGTAAAAAAATTAAAACAAATTGTTTTTGTGGAAATATAGTTACAGAAGATATTGATAAATTAGATTATTTTATAAAAAATGGAAATTTTTGTGAACAATGTTTAGAACGAGTTAGAAATAATTTAAAAAGTCAATAATTAATTAAAAATAATATGAAATTACTTACAAAAGAGATATTAGAAAGATTTAAAAAAATTGGAAATCAAAAAGATAAACAACTTGAAGATTTAGAAATTGTTGTAAAATTCTTTAATCCTTCTGGAATAGGAACTTGGTATGCAACTTATTATAATTCAGAAACAAAAATATTTAGTGGGTGGGTAAGTTTATTTAATGACCATAATGATGAATATGGAGATTTTAGTTTGAAAGAATTAGAAGAATTTAAAGGAGCTTTTGGTTTAGGAATTGAAAGAGATTTGTATTTTGGGAAAGGTCGAACATTGAAAGAAGTAATGAATAAATAATATGAAAATAAAAAATATTAATAATTTAGAAAAACCAGAAAGAGAAGCTATTGAAATGAAATATTTAGGGAATTCTATCAGTAGAATATCTAATAAATTAAGTAAGTCTTTTGATACTGTGAATGGTTGGTTTAAGAATGGAGGAAAATTATTTGATATTTATAATGAATATAAAAAAGAAAGAAATAAAAAAGATTATAAAAATGTTGAAATAAAAACTTGGTATATAACAGCTTTTGCTTATGAAGAAAATGGGGATAAACGATATAATGGAACTCAATTTAGTAGCGAAAAAAGAGGTGAAGATTTAATAATAGAAATTAAAAAACATCTTTCCAAAATATTCTTTGAACAAGAAATTTTTACAGAAAATGGAAACAGAATGTGTATTATTAATTTAACAGATATAACTTAAATGGCAAAAAAGAAAAAGAAAAACAAAACAAAACAAAGAAGAAAAAGAGATAAAAAGTCAAAAATAGATAAAAAAATAAAAACAAATAATAAGAAAAAAGACGATTTTGAACGATTTATAGTATAGTGTAATATATGTTGAAAATAAAGGATATTTAATATAAGATTCTTTATATATGTTGAAAAATAAGGATATTCAATATAAGGTTCATTGAAAAAGAGATATAAGCGAAAATTTAGAGTTTATATTGAGTATAAGCAAAATTTATATTGAATATAAAAAATCATAAAAGTTTATAATTATTAGAAAAATGTTTATATATGTTGAAGAATAAGGGTATTTATGAAATAAGGATAGGGTATCATAGGATATAGATATACTACGGTTTATATTATATTATTATTATATTATTTAATTTATATTTAAGTCTTATAAGAAACAATTAAAGATTAAATAAAGAAAATAAAAAAGTTGTTTTCTTTATCTAGTTATTAATTTAATTAGAGATTGTTCTTTGATAGTTAATCTTTCTTAAAAGGGGGTGGTTAAAATGTTGAAAGTGAACGAAATTTTTGGACCAGTTCAACAAGGGGAAGGAAAATCTATAGGTAAAGAGGTAATGTTTCTCCGTTTGGCTGGTTGCAATTTCCATTGTGTTTAACATACTGGACTCAATGGTTCTAGCATTATTCGTAAATTTTAACAATTAAATAATCATATCTTTTTAGGGCTTGTTAATCAATGCAAATTACAATATAATAAACATATGGTAATTTGTAAAATTTGTAATCAGAAATATCATTACATAAATAATACTCATTTGAAGAAACATAATCTTACTATGAAAGAGTATATTAATTTATATGGTAATGATATTAAAAGTTCTGAATATAAGAAAAAAGCATATAAAAATCATTCTACAACAATGAGTAGATTGCGACTTAATGGTATTGTAAAACCGAAACCAATGTCGTTGATTCGGCGTAAACAAACTTCACAGAGGATGAAGTTAAATAACCCAATGAAAAATCCTGAAACTGCTAAGAAAGTTTCTCAAAAATTGAAAGGAAGAAAATCGTATGATAGAACAATTGAACATAGATTATTACAAAGTAAACAAAAAATTGGGAAGTTAAATCCTAGATGGGTAGAAGGTATTAAGCCAAATCGGGGGTGGGGTTTTTATAAGATATGGAAACCTTATAGAAATAAAGCATTGGAACGAGATAAAAATAGGTGTGTTGATTGTGGTATGACAAACAAATTTCATTTAGAGACATATGGTAAAAGTTTGCATGTTCATCACATTATCCCGTATCGTATTTCTAAAGATAATTCAATCCGTAATTTAGTTACTTTATGTGTGAATTGTCATATGAAAAGAGAGCAAAAATTGATTAACAAAAACTAAAGAATATAATTATTTAATTAATGAATAATAGATTGGAAAGAATAAAATCTTCTCTGATTACTTGGAACCCTAAGTTATATTAAATTATAATAAGGCAACCAGAGGCAAGTTAATTTCAAATGAAATTAGGATAGCCGCAGAGACTAAGCGAGAGGACACTTAAAATAAGTGATGCGATAGTCCGACACTCTTGGAAACAAGAGACAACAAATTGTGGTGTGATACACCTTATACTTGGAATTGGGTTGGAACAAAATTCAAACATCCCAAAAAGTTTGAAATAGATGATGAGGTTCATAAAATGACTTACAGTGAGGTTATTTTAGAACTTATTCATTTAGATAATCATGTTAAATCTTTGGTTATCTCTGGCGGAGAACCTCTCCTTCAGCAAAAAAACCTTATTCCTTTATTGGAAGTTTTGAAAAGTGCTGGTTGGTGGATTGAAATTGAAACTAATGGGACGATTTTACCTTTAGATGAGATTTTTAATCTTACTGACCAATTCAATTGTTCGCCTAAACTTTTCAATTCAGGTAATCCTGAAAAAATGAGGATTAGACCTAAAGTATTAAGGGCTTTGGCTCAAAACAAAAAATCTACTTTTAAGTTTGTTGTAAGTTGTAAAGATGATATTTCTGAAATATTGGCTATGATAGAAAATTTCAATATGAAACAAGTATATCTTATGCCTTTAGGAATGACTCCTGACCAACTTGAACAAACCAGAGAGATAACTAAAAGGTTGTGTGTGCAATATAACCTAAACTTCTCTGACAGGCTACATATTGTCAAATATGGAGACAAGAGAGGTGTATAATTGTGAGGGTGGTTGCTTTTATGGAGCCACCTGAACAATTTTTTTTATTATTAAAATTTAATCAAATAAAAAAATGATAACAATAGAAAAAGAGATTGGACTTGACTATGCTCATAGATTACTAAACCATGAATCGTTATGTAGTAATTTACATGGTCATAGAGCGAGAATTCTTATCGGGATTGAAGGGGAATTAATTACAAAAGGGAGTAGTCAGGATATGGTAATTGATTTTAAAGATTTAAAACAAATTCTTAATGAAAAAATAATGAGTCAGTTAGACCATACTTGTATTGCTTCAGTTGAAGATAAAATTTTATCAGATTTTTTAATCCAAAATAATCAAAGGTATTTGATAATTAGAGGAATGCCTACTGCAGAGAATTTAGCAAAATGGTGTTTTGATGAGATTAAAGAAGATATAGAAAAATTAGGTTGTAAGGTTGCTTATGTTAAGTTTTATGAAACTCCGACGAGTGAAGCAATTTATACAAAAGAAATGGATAATGAAGAAATCGGTAGATTTGTGAGATAGAATTGAGAGTAGAACATATTGTAATTCAAGCAAAATTAAGTTTTAACAAAAGTATAGTTGTTTCTTATACCTTTTATTATGTTTGAATATAAAATTTGTTAAATCAAAGAAATTACAAAAAAAGTTATCCACACTTGCTACTTGTAAAACAATTATAACTCATATATAATAACAATATGATTAAGCAATTGAAATTTTTTATAGAAGATGAAATGGGAAAGTTAGACTATGATTATAAACCTGATAAAACTTGGGGAAGGTTAGATGTTGATGAAGTCGAAAAATTAAAACTTGACGAAGATGAAGTTTTCTTTAATTGTCCAGAATGTGATAATAAATTACCAAAGGCATTAGTAAATTGCTTAAATATATAATCATGAAAATAGAAAAAATACAATGTAGCAAATGTAAAAAACAATTTACTTCTAAAAAAATATATAAATTTTCTTGGAGATATAATGATAAGGTAAAAATTTATAATGTAAGCAAAAGAAAATGGATTCACACAGGATATTATTTTCTTTGTAAAAAATGCCTTGATAAAATTATTAAATAAAATGGATGAATTAGATAAAAAAATAAATAAACTTTTAGAATATTTAGATATTCAAGAAGACCCACAAAGACCAGGACTTTATCTTACTAAAGATGGTTCAGAAAGTTTAACTTTACTTAAAATAAGGATTCGTAAAATATTAGGATTTGATAAAAGATGTTCTGTTTGTCATCAATATAAAATGAAATATGATTTAAGTCTAATTGAGAATACAGACAAGGAAATTTGCCAGGATTGTTTAGAGAAGGTTATGAGTGGAAATATAAAAATTAATGAAGATTTATAAAATTAACAATTAATGAAAATGTAATTATGAAAATGTATTTTGATGGGGCGTGTTCAAAAAATCCTGGAGGAATAAGCACTTGGGGGGCAGTAATTTATGATGTTGGTGGTCGTATTTATGAGATAAAAGGAGTAGTAGATACTCCCCAAATTTCAACTAATAATGTTGCTGAATATCATGGATTGATTGAAGCAATTAAGTTTATAAAAAAACACCGTTCTTGTTTGCCTAAAATTGAAGTTTTTGGGGATAGTTTATTAGTTATAAATATGGCATCAAAAAAATGGGGCTGGAAAAAAGGAAGATATAATCCACACCCAGATAAATTACATTTGAAAAAATTATTGGAAGAATTACATGAACTAACTAAAGGAATGATGATTACATATAACTGGGTGCCTCGCGAGCAAAATGAAATTGCAGATAGATTATCTAAAGAAGCTTTAGAAGAATATAAAAAACCAAAAGAAGAAGAAATTAATATTCCATTAGCAATAAATGATTTTTTGAAAAAATTACCAGTAGAAGAATTAATGGGAAGTGATGGAATAGATGAAGTTGGAGATTCAATTTTTATGTTTGAATTTAAGTATAAAGGGGAAAATTATACAATTACTTTTAAGTAAGAGTTATCCACACTTTTACTTGATTTTATTAGTTATATAATATATAATACATATAAGAGTTAATTAATAATTAATTAAAAATTAAATGAAACAATATACTAAAGAACAAAAAAATAAATATTTTAAGAATTTAAGAGAAAGATGGGCTACATCAAAAGTATTAGCAGATAAAGATGATACTGTCAAAGCTTTATATAATGAAGTTGGTGGTGATTTTAGTTATTACAGTTTTTATTGGACTTTAATGGATATGAAAAGTTTAGAATTAGAAGGTATTCCATATGTGGATACAAAAACTTTTAAGGGTTGGAAAGATGCAGGATTTATGGTTAAAAAAGGTGAAAAGTCAAAATTGTCAGGAATAACTTGGTTGCCAGTTAAGGATAAAGAAGGTGAAGAAACAGAATATTTGATTCCAAAAGAATATAAATTATTTCATACAAGTCAGGTGGAGGAATTAAAAAAGTAATATGATAATAAAAGATTTAATAAAAATGTTATTAGCAGTAGGAGATGATAATGCAGTAGTTCATATAGCATCAGATGAGGAAGGGAATAGTTATGGAGATGTTTCAAAATATTCAATGAACACAAAATTAAAAAAGACAGGGGGAGAATGTATAGTGTTATTTCCAAAAGGTTATTATGATGATGAAGTATATGAACGCGAAGAATAAAAAACAATTTTAATAATTAATCAAATAAATATTATGGGACAATATTTTAAGCCAGTCAACATAGATAAAAAAGAATGGATTTATACTCACCGTTTCAAACAACAAGGAATGAAATTAATGGAACATTCTTATATTGGAAATCCTTTTGTAGAAGCAGTTGAAATTCTTCTAACAAAATATGGACCTTGGTATAAATGTAGTTTTGTTTGGGCGGGAGATTATGCTGATGTTGAAAAAGAAACGATGGTAAAAGGAAATGAAGATAGTGGAGAAAATCTTTTTCATATAGTTGATGAAGAAAAAGGGATTGAATCTATTGCTCCTTACGAAATAGACAAAATTAAAGAAAAAAATAAAATTGATTTGAAAGATTATCCTTTTATTGTAAACCATACTGAAGGATATTATGTAGATAAAAGAAATGTTAAGGAATTTGAAGATGGTTGGAAAATACATCCTTTACCTTTATTGACTTGTGAAGGAAATGGTAGGGGTGGGGGAGATTATAAAAGTGAAAATGATGAAAGTTTAATAGGTCTATGGTCGAGAGATTCTATTTCAATAGAAAAAGAAATTCCAAAAGGATATAAAGAATTAGAAGTTAATTTTAGAGAATAATATGAAAAAAGATATGGCAGATGTTTGTGAAGAAGCTCATAGATTAACGGTTGAGGAATGTGAAAAAAAAGATATTGAATTAGATATAAATAAAGATGAATATGGAGATGAAGTAATATATACAGAGGAAGCACAAGAAATATTTAATAAATATTTTGATAAAATAGTTGAGAATAATAATTAAAATTAAAAATTAATTAATTAAATAAATATTATGGTAGAAAATAAGGGATATATAAAAATTGAAAATAAAGGAGAGATTGATATTCAAGCTCTTACATTATTGGGAGCAACAAATAAAAGGGGTGATAGTTCAAAAATTGGATATTTTGGTTCAGGATTAAAATATGCAATAGCTGTTTTATTGAAATTCAAAATTCCGATTATTATCTATTCGGGGGAAAAAGAAATTAAAATAACAACTGTTAGAAAAGATTTTAGAGGAGAAAAGTTTGATGTTATTAAAGTTAATGGGAAACTTACGAGTTTAACAACAGAAATGGGTCCTGATTGGGAGGCTTGGTTTGCTGTTAGGGAAATTTATTGTAATGCTTTAGATGAATTGGGTTCTAATTTAGGAATTGCAGGAGAACCAAAAGGTAAAAAAGGTTATACAAATGTTTTTGTTAAATTTGCTCCAGAGTTAGATAATTTATTTTCTCATTGGAATGAATATTTTTCAGAAAAAAGAGATGATTTAATTTGTGAAGATTCAATGAAAAGCACAAGAATGTTTTTAGGAAATTCTAAAAAATTTATTATATACAGAAAAGGAATAAGATGTCATATAAGTAATGAAAAATGTTTGTATCATTATGATTTAGATTGGGTAGATATTAATGAAAGTAGAACAATTAAAGATATGTGGGATTTGGAATATCATTTACCTGCTAAAGTAGCTGATTGTGCCAATACTAAAGTTATAAGAAATATTTTTGATAATTATAAAGATACTTATGAAGGAGATATGAAATGGCATTATGCTAATAGATTTAATGAAGCTTGGTTGAAAGTTATTGATGGGAGGAAACTTGTTAAATTAGATATTTCAGGTTTCTTTTTAGATGATATTGCAAAAGGGAATTGTCTTGTTTTGCCAAATTACTTAGTAAGTGCTTTGAAAGATTATTTCGGAAACAAAGTTACAGTATTAGGTAGGTCAGACCATACAGATGAAGGGAAAGATGTTAATCCTACAGCAAAACAAGCAGAAGCTCTTGACGATGCCGTTGATTTTCTAAAAAAAGTTTCTATAGAAATAGAACATCCTATTATTTTACATAATTTTGAAAATGTAAATACTTACGGGCAAGCAAAAGAAGATAAGATATTTATTTCTCCAAAAGCAATAGACGAAGGAAGGAGATTTTTGATAGCAACAATTTTAGAAGAAGAAACACATCTTACTACTGGGCATAAAGATATGACAAGAGGTTTGCAGAATTATTTATTCAATTATATTACTGGTCTTTTAGCAGATAAAATTAATGAAAAATTATGATAAAAAAATGTCCTCATTGCAATATTGATTTAAAGAAATTTGGAATATATCAATTAGAAAATGCAAAAATAAAATATTACATAGATTGGATTAAAAATAAAGGTTATTATTATGGAATTACAATGACAGAACATTCAAAAGAAAACGATTCTACTTTCCATTGTGCATTTTGTGATAAATTATTAGATTTAGGTGATGAACCATTTATTAATGATTAATAAAAAATATTATGACACAAGAGTTATTTAAAAAGGAAATTGAAAAAACATTGAAGCGATTTGATTATGAAATTAAAGATATTGAATGGGAATATTTATTTGAAAAAGAAGACGGTGAAGATATGATTTATAATTTAGAGCAAATGGATGTAATATCTTTTGGTGCACATCATAGAAGTAGTGAAATGGATGGGTGGTATCAAATTGAATATTATTCTAAGATAGGCAAAACAATTATTTTTGATTATGATTTTCAGGAAAGTTTTGATGATTTCGAAGATTTTGTTAATGTTTTGTGGAATACAGAACAGGCAATTAAGAAGTTTGAAAAGAGGTTGGAATTATCATTAGAAGATTGTGTAATTGATAAGGATAAATAATTAGATGATTTATTATTAAATTAGCGATTGTATGGGAATAAATAATCTTACAATATAAAATAATGGGGAGATATTATAATGGGGATATAGAAGGTAAATTTTGGTTTGGAGTTCAATCAAGTGATGATGCTTCATTTTTTGGAGGGAAACAAGGAGAACCAAATCATATTAATTTCTATTTTAACAAGGATGATTTACTTGATATCAAGAAAGGGTTAAAGGAATGTGAAGAAGAATTAGGAGATTATTTAAAGAAAATGGATAAGTTTTTTGATGAAAATAATAGTTATAATGATGAACAATTAGCTAAGTATCTAGAAATTCCAATGATAGATAAAAAAGTAGGAAAAGTTATTTATCAAGAAAATCCTAAAGTAAAAGAATTATTGAAATGGTATGCCAGAAGAATATTAGGTCAAAAAATTCTAAAATGTGTAGAAGAAACAGAGTATTGTGAGTTTGAAGCAGAATTATAGAATAAAATGTGGATAACTTAACTTGTAAAACAATTAAAAATAATATATAATACATATAACAAATAGGTCGAGAAATGTATTAATTTAAGTAAAATAAGTATAATTAGCAAAATGACAGAAAATAAAAAAAAGAAAGATTTCTATACGACACAGGAACTTGTAGATGCAGAATGGTTTCCAATTCGTTCTACTTTAACAGTTAAGAAATTAATTGAAAATGGAACGTTGAAAGCAGTAGACATTAGCACAAGCAAGAATTTCAAAAGGTATAGAATATCGAAAGAATCTGCTAAACAATTTATAGAAATGGAAAAAATAAAAGAATAAATTATTTAATAACGAAATAAAATTATGGATTTAAAATGTTTAAATAAACAATGTAATAAAACCTTTTCTGTGGTGGCATCTTCCAAAAGAAAATATTGTAGTCAGAAATGTTATTGGGCAGATAAAAAAAGCCGAGGGTTGATTCCGCCATCAAGAAAAGGAGCAAAATTAACAATAAAACATAAACAGATATTAAGTAAATATAACAAAGGAAGAATACATAATGACACAATGAGAAAAAAGAGTAGTATTGCCAAACTTGGTAAAAATAATCCTATGTATGGCAAAATAGGTGATAAACATCCTAATTGGGTGGGGAATAAAATTAAACATTTTGATAAAAGAATTAGACATTGTTCTTTATATATTCAATGGCGTTCAAATATTTTTCAGAGAGATGGTTGGATTTGCCAAACTTGTGGTGTAAGGGGTGGTAAATTACAAGTTCATCATATCAAATCATTTGCTGAAATTTTACAGAATAATCATATTAAGACTTTTGAACAAGCAATAAATTGTAAAGAATTATGGAATTTAGATAATGGTATTACGCTTTGCGAAGATTGTCATAAATTAACACAAAGTTATAAACAAAGAATTATTAAATAAAGTATTTAAACAGTAATATGTCGAAATTAATACAAAATACTAAATTATTTGAATATAGCGAATCAAATGAAATTGAAGAAATTGAAGATATAGAACAAGAAATAAAGTCTGGTCCTAATGATTTGAGTGATGCTCCTCCAGAAATATGGTCAGTTATGGGTATTTGGAATGATATAACAGAGGTTGAAAGACGAAAACCAAAGGTTAGAGATTATATTTCTTTTGGAAATATTGGAAAGAATGATTACTGGTCAAGATATATGAAAATGAAAGGTGTCCCAGAAAGCAATCCAATTGAAGGGAGAGTTATTAGGATATTTCAAGCAGGAGATACTTTCCACGATTTAGTAAAAGGTGTTTTCAAAAGTGCGGGGGTATATATCTTTTCTCAAGATGACCTTAATGAAAAAGGAGAAAGAGATTGGTCTGAAATTCCTGCTACAAAAACCCAATTGAAACAATTTGGGGCTTTTGATGTTTTAGTTGGAGGTAAACCAGATTTGGAAAAGGCAATGAAATGGATTGAGAAAAGTGATATGACACAATTTCAGAGGGATAAAGCTACAAAAATTGCTGAATATTTTTCTGATAAGTTTCCTAATGGTTTGAAACCAATGATTTATGAAATAAAATCAATTAATTGTATTGCCAAAGGTGAATTAATATATACTGAAAATGGTTTAAAAAAAATAGAAGATATTAAAAAAGGAGAGAATATTTATTCTATTAAAGATGATTTTTCATTAGTAAAAAATAAAGTTAAAAATGTATTCAAAAGTGGTAGAAAAGAAGTTTATAAATTTACTACAAAAACAGGAAAAACTATATTAGCAACAGATAAACATAAATTTTTGACAACTAATGTTAAATATTTAGCAGATAGAAATATATTACCTAAAAATGTAATTTGGAAAGAACTTAGGGATATAAAAGAAGGTAATAAAATAGCTGTGGTTAATAAATATCCTGAAAACAAATTAAAAGAAAAAATAAATAAAGATGTTGCTTTGGTTTTAGGTTATTTAGTTGGTGATGGATATATTAATAAAAAATATCAATCTAATATAGCTGTAGTTAAAATGAATGAAGCTATTTTAATTAAAGATATTATTGATAGAAACTTTGATTTAGATTGTCAAATAAAACAATATAAATCTTTGAGTGGGATATTAAGAGTAAATTTAACTGGAGGAATAAAAAATAGAAAAGGTTGTGGTAATTTTAGTAATAAGTTTTTGAATTTTTTAAAGAAAAATAATATAAACAAAATTAAAACAGATAAAGAAATACCAAAAGTTATATTAGATAGTAATAATGAAGTAATTGCAATGTTTTTAAGAGGGCTATTTCAAGCAGATGGTTGTGTAGCTAAACATGAAAATGGTATCCAAATTAATTATGGAACAATAAGTAAAAAATTAGCTAAACAAGTATCCCATTGTTTATTGCGGTTAGGTATACAAAGTTCGTTATATGAAGTTAATCATAGAAAAGGGGGTTTCAGAAGTAAGAATTCTATTTTTTACAATATAAATATTCGTTCTTTTAGTTTTAGAAAATTTGCAAAGACTGTAGGTTTTGTTGATTTTAAGAATAAAAAATTAAATAAATTATTAAAAGGGTGGAAGCCAAATAGTAAAAATAGAAAAGAAAATATATTTTTTGATATTGTAAAAAGTATAGAAAAAATAGGGATTAAAGAAACTTATGATATTGAAGTAGAATCAAAAGACAAGGTAATGAATAGTTTTTGTTGCGAAGATATAATTGTCCATAATTCAATGGCTTTTTGGGGTAAGAAAAATTATTTACACGAAGCTTATCCACATCATAGACATCAATTATTCGGTTATCTAAAAGCAAACCATAAAAATCCTGAAATGTTAAAACGAGTTGAAGAAGCAGGAATTAAAGTTAATTCAATTGATGAAGGAAGATTATTATATATTTCAAAAGATGATTTAGTAATGGCAGAATTTCCAATTTCAATTTATAACAAAAGTTTAGAAGAAAGTTATAAAAATGATATTGATACAATGTCTGGTTATATTTTAAGAGATGAAGAACCACCTAAACCACCTTATGTAATATTTAATAAAAGGAAAACATTAGGTTTCCAAAAGAATAAAATTAAGTATAAAGTAAGGGGTTGTTATGTTGTGAATTGGGAAGTAACTTGGAGTTCTTATTTCACACTTATGACAGGTTTCAAATCTGACAAGGTAAAAGATTTTGAACAAACATTGAAAGCAGAAATTAAAGAAAAAAATGAAATTATTAAAGCACAAGTTTTAGCAAAGGTCGATGTTATAACTAAGTAATCAAATAAAAATGTTATGTTTCAAGACCCATTAGCAAAAGTAACAAGCTTATTATTAAAATCTGTTGCTGAAGTTACAAAAGAAGTCAATAAAAAGAAAGAGATTATCTTAGAATGTGAGCAAGCCATTAAGGATACACAGGTAGCAATTAATGAAGCTAAAAATGTTCTTTCAATGTAGTAGATTATTAATTATTAATTAAAAATAAGAAAATATGGATTTAGAAAAAATGAGTGGGGAAAGAAAACAAATTCCTCAACTAAAATTAAATCAAATTAGATTTAATGGTCAAAGTGGAGAGTTTATGTATAAAGATATTCTTAAAGGTTTTAAGGAAGATAAAGATGGAAAGAAAACTTATGAAGAAGTATCTATTGGAAAAGAAATTTCAGTTATCTTTTTGAAGATAAGACGAAAATTAGTAGCATTTAGAAAGGATGAAAAACCTTTAACATCACAAGAACATAATACAAAAGAAAGTATGATTACACTTTATGGTAATTCTGCTGTTGAAGTTTCAGATAACGATACTTTAAGAGAAAAATATCCAGCATTAAAAACTCAACAAATTATTTATGTTTTGTATAAAGGTGAATTAGTAAGATTAATTGCGAAAGGTTCAGCTCTTGGGTCTGCTGTTAAAAGTGAAGATGTTCATAGTTTTTATTCTTATATCGGAAGTTTCAAAGCAGATGGTAAAGATGAACATTTTTACGAATGTCATACTAATTTATACGGAGTGGAAGAAAAAAGTGATTTAGGAACTTACCAAGCAATGAGTTTCAAAGCAGGAGAAAAATTGAATGAAGAAGAAATGAAAGCTGTTGAAGAAAATATGAAGAAAGCTTTTGATTATTGTGTTGAAGTTGATGCTTACTTTAATAAGGATAAAAAAGAAATTATAAAAGAAGAATCAGAAAAACCAGAAGTTGATACGCCTGAAGAAGATATTTCTTCAGAAGATATTCCTTTTTAAAAAGGGATTTATATTAATGAGTGGGGAAAAATATTCTCCCACTTGTTAAATATAAAGTATCTTACTAAAGTATAATTATTATTGAAATGAGTAAAAACAGAATGGTAAATACAAAATATTGGAATGATGGATTTATAATAAATCTTGACCCTATAGAAAAGCTTTTGTTTATATATTTCTTAACTAATCAATATACTAATTTATGTGGTATTTATGAATGTAATGTAAAAATAATCGCATTTGATACAGGAATTAGTAAAGATACAATAGAAAAAATATTCAAAAGATTTGAAGGAAAAATTCATTACATTAGTGGTTGGGTCTATGTCCGTAATTTTTCAAAGCATCAATCTGCTAATGAAAAAATGAAAATAGGAGCAGATAGAGAAAGAAAAGAAATACCTCTTAATATAAGAAAAAAGATTTTAGAAATAGATAAACAGTATATTGAAAGTGATAAAGAAATAAAAACATTAGAGGATGAAATTAAACAAGAGAATAAAAAACTAAAAAAAGATAAAGGATTAGTTGATAAACAAATTGATGAACTTATTGCTTATTACAAAGAAAAGATTTATCCACCAACTAAAGCAACAAAACAATCAAGAGATAAAATTAGAGTAAGATTATTAGAACCTTCTACTGAACCTAAAATTACTAGATTTGATGAATTGAAATTATGTATTGATAATTTTTCTAAAGATAATTGGAGAATGCAAAACAATAAAACATTAGGTTTACAATTTTTCTTTAGAAATGAAGACCAAATTGTTAAATGGTTACAACTTGAAATTAAAGTTAATAAAATACATAAAATATTATGAAAATAGCAAAACTTTTTATCAAAGGAATGAGGGTTCCTTTAGAGTTAACAGAGAATCAAGGACTACAAGCAAAGTCTATTAAAGAAGATATTAATATTCTTAATAGTGAAACTGTTGATATTGGAGATACTTGGACAGGAGAAAAAGGAGATATTAGGTTTATTATTTTTGAAAATGTTGCTGAATATAAAGATGAAAGTAAATTTAGTAACCAAGAATTAAGAGATTTTGAAGAGGAATTAAGACCTTATTTCTTGAAAGAAACAGATAGTGAATTTATGGATTTGGTTAATAGTTTAGTTAAGGATATTATAGCTGATAGAAAAATGTTTTGTTCTACAGAAATGTTAAAACAAATTAAAATCATTAGAGATTTACATTTGAAAGAAGAAGATATAATTGAAAAAGCAAAAGAAATGATTCGTGATAAATATATTGGAACTCTTACTAAAACAGGAGAAATGAGATATTTAATTGATAAACGAGTGATTAAAATGAATGACGATGGAAAAGATTTTTCTGTGATACAAAATTCTGATAAAACTATTCCTTATAATGATTTGAACAATAAATTATGTGAATATAGTGATTATAAAAGTCGTATTGCTTATGCCAAACAAATGGATGTTAAAAGATTAGAGGAAACTGCAGAGCAAATGGGGGTTGAAAGTGAACAAGAATTTTAATGATTTTGAGAAACAATTTTAACAAAAATGAATTGCAGAAATGGTTTACTTATAACTTTACTTGTTGGTTTTGTAATAAGAATCATGCAGATTGTTTTCATCATATTATGGGGAGAGGGGAGGGGGATAGTAAATGCGAGAGGTCAATATTGAATTCAGCCCCAATGAATAATCACGATTGCCATTTAAGAAATCACGGGAAATTAAGAACAAAAGAAAATCAAACAATATTACTACAAAAAACAATGAAATATTTATTGAAGCAAAAATACGTTTTTTGCAATATAGATAAAGAATTCATTGAAAAGTATAAAGATTACTATTTAGGTTAAAAAAATTATGTCAGAAGAAATAAAAAAAGGAGAAAGTTTAGCTAATGAAGATTTTTACATAGCTCTTGTGGAAGATTGCCAAGCTATTAAAATTGAAAAGGAGTTTATTATCCGTGATGAAAAGATACAGACTCAGTGGGAGTTAGGGAAAAGAATAAAAGAAGCTATCACAGATGATATTAGTGTTAATGAAAGAGTTTTTAACGCGTTAGCGAATGATTTAGGGGTATCAGATAAGGATTTAAAATTAGCTTTAGATTTCTTTAATAAATTTAGAGGAGATTCTTACGAAGAAATAACAGAAAATGCTCCTTGGGATAAAGGTGCTAGTTGGATAAAAATCAGACAAGAATATTTAGGAGTTGAAAGAAAGAAAAGAGGAAGTGAAAAAAATTACAAATTAACAGAAGTTTTGGACGTGTTCAAAAATTATGTGGTCGATAAATTTGATGATGAAGAAGAAGTTGAAAATGATGTAAATAAATTTAGAGAATTATTAATTAACAAAAAATAATATGGAATATACAACAATAGATATTTTATTAGCAGTTGGTATATTGTTATCGGTAGTTTATACCTACGTAAGAACAAAATAATTATGTCAAAGAAAAATAATGTAGAGTTTTTTAACCCTACAGTAGAAGAATTTATAGAAAAACATAAAAACATGACTCTTATAGGATTAGCTTGGGCTTTATGGTGGAGAATGTATGTAGTAGTTTTTATTGTAGCATTTGTCGTTAGTTTTTTATTAGAAATTTAATTATAAAATAACATGGAATTAATCATAACATTAATTATTTGGGGTGGAGCAGTAATTGTTTCATATCAAATGGCAGAAAAAAGAGGTTTGAACACTTCTTACGCTATTATTGGAGGATTGATATTTGGATGGTTGGCTCCTTTGTATTATCTTATTTTTCGAAAAATGAAATAATTGTGCTATAATTCAGGAATGGAAAGATGGACAAAAAAACAATTAGATAATTATAGAAAAAAACAACATAAAAAGGTGAGGGCTCATATTTATAAAAATGGTTGGTATGATATTAATGGAAAGAAAATGTATTTCAGAAGTTTATGGGAAGTTAATTATGCTTTATATTTAGACTTCTTGGTCAGAATGAAAAAAATAAAATCTTGGAAATATGAGCCTAAAATCTTTTGGTTTTTGAAAATCAAAAGAGGAGTAAGAAGTTATACTCCTGATTTTGAAATAAAAAATAATGATAATTCAATTCATTATGAAGAAGTAAAAGGATATATGGATAGTAAAAGTAAAACTAAGATTAAAAGAATGGCGAAATATTATCCTGAAGTTAAATTAAAAGTGATAGACCAAGAAATTTATAAAGACTTAAAAAATAAAATTGGTAAGTTATTAAAATTTTATTAATTAATTAAAAATGTAATGAAAAAATAATTTTATTTGATTTTAATAGAAAAATAATATATAATTAAGTTAATTAAAAATTAGCTTTGCAACTAAGAATGACGAACTACTTGCAAAGCGGTTCGTCATTTTTGGTTTATATATTATGCATAAAAATTTCAAAGATTTAACAGGACAAAAGTTTGGTCGGTTAGTAGTAATTAAAAAAGTTAATAAAAACAAACAAGGTAAATATTATTGGTTGTGTCAATGTGAATGTGGTAATAAAAAGAAGATTATGGGATGTAATCTTAAAAGTGGAGCTACAAAAAGTTGTGGTTGTTTACAAAAGGAAATGAGGATGAAAAGAGGTCATATACCTTGGAATAAAGGAATACCAATGAATATAAAAACTAAAAATAAACTTAGTAATATTTTGAAAGGTAAAAAAAGAACGAAGGAATTTAAAACACATTTATCAAAAATATCAAAAGGAAATACAAGGGCATTAGGATATAAACATACTGAAAAAGCAAAAAAGAAAATATCTGAAGCACAAATGAAAGAAAAACATCACAATTGGAAAGGAGGAATTACTCCTTTTAGAATTAAAATATGGCGTTCTAAAAGATATAAAGAATGGAGAGATTCAGTATTTAAATGAGATAATTATACTTGTCAGATGTGTAAATTAAAAGGTTGTAAATTAGAAGCTTATCATATATTAAAATTCAGTGATTATGTTTCTAAACGATTTGATGTTAATAATGGAATTACTCTTTGTGTTTTATGCCATAATAAAACAAAAAGAAAAGAAAATAAATATGTCGATATTTTTAATAAAATAATAAAATTAAAAAAAAATGAAAAAACTTTGCTTTCTAGACACGGAAACAACAGGATTAACACCTAAAGATAGGTTATGTCAGGTTGCTTATAAAGTAGAAGATAAAGTTGTAAATGAATATTTCAAACCAGAAGTTCCTATTTGTGTTGATGCAATGTCAGTAAGTCATATTACAAATAAAATAGTTGAAGATAAACCAGTTTTCAAAAACAGTGATGTTTATAAAGAATTAGTTCAATTATCTTTAGATGATGATAATATCTTAGTTGCTCATAATGCTCCTTTTGATATTGATATGCTTTTAAGGGAAGGAATTGAATTTAAGAATTTTATCTGCACAAAAAGGATTGCGCAACATTTGGATGAAGATGCAAAAATTCCAAGATACAATATGCAATATTTAAGATATTTATTAGATTTAGATGTCGAAGGGACTGCTCATGATGCTTTAGGGGATATTATAGTGCTAGAAGCATTATTTAATAGGTTGTTAAAAAGTATGGCTGATAAAAATGATTTACCTCCAGTAGATGAAATGTATAAAATGATGGTAGAGATTTCAAGTAAACCTGCTTTGATTAAAAAGTTTCCATTTGGGAAACATAAAGGAAAATTATTAAGTGATGTTGTTATTGAAGATAGGGGTTATCTTGAATGGCTTTATGGACAAAAAAGTAATGAGGAAATTTTGGATGAAGAATGGATATTTACATTGAAACATTATCTACAATTGCCTTAATAATAGTTATCCACACTTTTACTTGATTATAATAGTTATATAATATATAATACATATAAGAAAGTAAAAATATTGTTCTTTGAAAAATGGATAGAGGTAAATTAGAAAAATAACAGCTTATGTTTATATTTACCAAAAAAAAGAATTTAAAACACAATCAAAAGCCTTTGGATATTTATTTCAGTTCATTGGAAGAGGCTTATGGAAATTTACCAGTCCCTTCAGACGATTGGGCAGGTATTAGAAAAGAATTATTAAAGTCATACAAAACTGAGTGGGAAGTTGATGAAAAAATCGTTGAATTAGGAAATGCTATTGAAACTATAAGAGAACATTATTTAGATGTAGCAGAAGTTTTGGAAAAACAAACAATTTATAGTTAATTATTATCAACACACTCTATCCATTTTTTAGAGAACAATATATATAGAAGATGTTCTTTGAAAATTAAATAGAGAGGTAGCCAAAAAGGGAAGGCAATAGGGATAGACCGCTACAATACGAATCTATCCAATTTGTAATAGTGCAGATACAAACCTATGAGATGACCTTTTTAATTTACCGCCGTGATTTGCAACAAATGTTTGGTAGAATAGCATCGCTGAACAGTAGAGCTAATTATTTAACAACCTTTAAGAAAATGATAAATTCTTAAAAAAGTTGTTAAACAAAAAGCGAGTTTAACTCTAATTCTATGTAGGGCAATCCTTGAGTTAATCAATGTCGGGCAGTGATAGGTGTAAGATAAGTTGAACATCCCATTATCAAAGCTCTCGCAAGGAGTATGGGAGGAGTAATCCAACCAAGTAGGATTTAACAAGCTAATTAAATTTTATTTGGAGTAATATAGTAAACTGAACTTTTGAACTGGAACTAATAATTAAAAATATGACTAAGTCCAATTTCTCATCCTCTCTATTTAATTTTCAAAAGATAAAAAAATTAATAATTAATAAGATGAAGTATTATGTCTAAGTTTAACGAAAATACAAAAGAAAAAGATGTGGTTGAAAACCATGAAGGTGCAGTAGCATATTCATTATCTCCAGAAATGGAATTATATAGTGCTGTTGTTACATCATCACTTTCTAATAAGTTTTATGAATCAGAAAATGAAACTTTAGAAAGAATTAAAGGATTGATTAAAAAAGTTTCTCCAGAATTTGTTGGTAAATTAGCTGTATATGCTAGAGAACAAATGTATTTGAGAAGCATTCCTTTAGTTCTTACTACAGAATTAGCAAAGATTCATAATGGAGATAATTTAGTAAGTAAAATTGTTCAAAGAGTAGTTAAGAGAGCAGATGAAATTACTGAATTGCTTTCATATTATGCTTTAGCAAATGAAAGAACTGATACAAAGAAATTAGGAAAATTATCTAGTCAATTTAGAAAAGGATTAAATTATTCATTTAATAAGTTTAATGAATACAATTTTGCAAAATACAATAGAAAGAAAGAAATTACCTTGAAAGATGCTTTGTTTATTGTTCATCCTAAAGCAATTTCAAGAGAACAACAAGATTTGTTTGATAAGATTGTAGATGATAAATTAGAAGTTCCAGATACTTGGGAAACTCAATTAGGAAAAACTGATGATAGAAAAACAGAATGGGAAGGATTAATTGATAGAAATAGTTTAAAATATATGGCACTTTTGCGTAATTTACGAAATATCTTGCAAGCAAAAGTTTCGCAAAAGCATTTAACTGTTGTTGCTGGAAGATTAGGTAATAAAGAAGAAGTTGTTAAATCAAAACAATTCCCATTTAGATTTTTGTCAGCATATAAGGAAATCAAAGATACAGTTGATGGAAAATCTGGAATGATATTAGATGCTTTAGAAGATGCAATGGTAGCAAGTGCTGAAAATATTCAAGGATTTGATTATGATATTTCAGTATTATTAGCTTGTGATGTATCAGGCTCAATGGAAACTTCAATTTCTGATAGAAGTAAAGTTCAGTTATTTGATATCGGTTTATCATTAGCAATGCTTTTGAGAAATAGATGCAAAAATGTTATTACTGGAATGTTTGGAGATACTTGGAAAGCAATCAATGTTCCTAAACAAAACATTTTAGCTAATGTAATGGAGTTCCATAAAAGAGAAGGAGAAGTTGGATATTCAACAAATGGATATAAAGTTATTCAAGATTTAATTGACAAAAAAATGAAAATTGATAAGATTATGATATTCACAGATTGTCAGTTATGGGATAGCGAAGAAGGATGGGGTGACGGCAAACATATCAAAGATTTGTGGAAAGAATACAAAAAGATTTCTCCAAATTCAAAATTATACTTATTTGATTTAGCTGGATATGGAGATACTCCGTTATCAGTAAAAAGAAATGATGTGTTTTTGATTAGTGGTTTTTCAGACAAAGTTTTTGATATGTTGGATGCTTACGAGAATGGTTCTAATGCATTAGATGTTATAAGTAAAATTGAATTATAATTTATGAAATATGGTATAATATATAAAGTAGAAAATATTCAGAATAGAAAGATTTATATTGGTCAGACTATTAAATCATTAGATGAACGAAAGTATGAACATATATATCAATCTATAAAAAAAGATAGTCAATATTATTTTCATAAAGCAATTAGGAAATATGGAAAAGATAGTTTTAGATGGAATGTTATTTGTAAATGTAATAATATAGATGAACTTAATGATATAGAAATAAAACAGATAAAAAAACATAATTCAAATAATTGTAAATATGGTTATAATTTGGACAGTGGTGGTAGTAATGCTATCCCAAATAAAGAAATAAAAAATAAGATTAGTCAAACATTAAAAGGTCATATAACATCTGATATAACTAAACAAAAGATTAGAAATTCATTAAAAGGAAATATTCCTTGGAATAAAGGTCAGAAAATAGGGAAAGTAAATATTAGTAAAGATGTAAGAAAAAGAAAAAGTCAATTATTAAAAAAACAATGGAAAGATAATAATTTTGTAAATAAAATAAAGAATGCAACATTAAAAGCAAATTCAAAACAATGGATTGTTATAGAACCAAATGGTAAAGAAATTGTTGTTGATAGATTGGTTGAATTTTGTAAAAAAAATAATTTATGTGACAGAAATATGAGAGCAGTTGCTAATAAAACAAGAAATAGTCATAAGGGTTGGAAATGTAAGTATTCGATATGATGGAAGCATTGGAAAATGGAAGCACAAATGTTAAAGAAATTGAAAAGATAGAGTTATAGTTCATTAAAAAAATATAAAGGTGCCGTAGATAAGAGTTACTTCTTGGCACTGGCAATGAAGGTTCAATTCCTTCTACTTCGAACATCGGAGTATCGTCTAATGGTAGGACTCCAGTTTATAGTCTTTTTTCGCTTGTTGCCCCTTATTCAAAAATTAGCAAAGGTGTCGTAGAGGAGAGTTACTTCAACTATTAATTGAAAGGTCGTTGGTTCGAGTCCAACCAAATCTTCGGATTTGTAGCTCAGTTGGTAGAGCATTATGTTCTTTTTTCGTTTGTTACCCTTTGCTTGAAATCAAATTGGAGGTGCCGTAAATAAGAGTTACTTCATCAATAAATTACAGAAGATAGATTCGTCTATCGTCTATATGGAAAATGGATTCGTCTGTTTTCTCCTTAGAAGAGAGTTCGAACTCCTATAAATTCATTCGTGGATTTGTAGCCATAAGGCACAAACTTAGATTGCAATTTAATTAGAATCAGTTAAATATTTTAATTGAATTGTTAAATAGTCTTTTATTGTCTGTCGCCCTCCAAATGGCTCTATCATCTAATGGTAGGATAGCAGGTTTTCGACCTGATAATCGTGGGTTCAATTCCCCGTGGAGTCACAAGAATTTATAAGGTGCCGTAGATAAGAGTTACTTCTTCGGATTATTAAGTCTTTTATCGCTTGTTGCCCTTATATTGCGGGTAGGACGAATGGTAAGTCAGAAGCCTCATAAGCTTTAGAAATGGGTTCGATTCCCATACTCCGCAACAATGAATTTATTAAAAGAAAAAGAAATAAGAAATAAAACTATACATTATGGATTTTCTTTAGGTGCTTATGCTTTAATGGAATTAGCAACGAAAAAGAATTTAGATAAAATTATATTAGTATCTCCAAGTCCGTTATTCAAAGATATGATAGGTAAGTTTCCTAAAAAATACCAAAAGACAGTTAGAAAAGAAATGATTAAGAATACAGTTTCAGAAATGTGTGCAAAAATAAATTGTGAAGTAGAAATTTATGTAGGAGAAAAAGAACATCTTTTAATGAAACAAACAGCTAGGAAAATTGCAAAAGAATTTGGAATTAAATTAAATATAATTAAAGGAATGGAACATGATAAAAAATTATTTGAAAAAGTTTTAAGTATTGAGAATGGAACATAAAGTGTTTCATTCCCAATTCTTAATAAGGAGAATTGGAATTGTTCTTTACAGTAAACATTAAATAGAATGGAGGTAGAAAAATGGATACAAAGAAAAGGTATCAGCCCAATGCGAATGGCCGCAAGGAAAAAGATGGTTTTATCTGCTCCAGTGCCACTTGGAAATGGTTTGACTGCGTTGCAGTTAAAATCGACAAAAAAGGTGTGTTTGTCCGAGATACAAAAGATGCGGCGGATACAACTTTGAGTTTCACTCATAATGAGTGGAGAGCCTTCCTGAAAGGTGTTGGAAATGGCGAATTTGATGTTTAATTTTTTTAAGGGGGACTTGGAAAATCCCCCTTCATTTATAATAAAAATTATTAACTAATAAAAAAGTATAGAAACAATGAAAATAATATTGATAATAGGTTTTGTAGTAGGATTAACAATTTTTGGATTTAGTCTTTCTAGTTGGATTTTTATGTTACTTTGGAATTGGGTTTTAGTTGATTTATTTTCAGTTCCTATTATAAGTTTTTGGCAATCATTAGCAATTATAATTTTATTATCTTTTATAGGTGGTATGTTTAAGTTAAAATAATGAAGTTTAAAAAGATAACAAATAAATATTATCCAGATTTTTATATAGATGAATCAGGTTTTTATAGTATTGGTGTTGATACACAATTATATGGTAGAATGAAGATACAGGTTATGCACCGAGATTCGCCAAAAAATAATTGGTATGTTATACGAGAATATATAAGCTATGAGCCGAAGTGTATTATCCAACAATTGAAAGAAATTTTTGAAAAATTAGAAATTATTTCTTTCAAAGAAAAAGTTATTAATGGATGGGAAGAAATTGAAATGATTTTACCACCTAATGATAAGAAGTATTTAGAAGATAATTATGAAAAAGAATATTAAAGAATTTCTTAAACAATCGAATTTTATAGAATCAGAATATGGTTCAGAAGCTTTAGATGATTCAATTAAAGCTTGGGATTATATGATTGGAGAAGATAATATAACTGTAAATCGTATTTTAGAAGGACATAGAATTTTGTTAGAAAATTTGAATTCAAGAATTGCTGGAAAATTTAGAAATTGTAAAGTTTGGGTAGGAGGTAGAGAATGTCCTGCAGATTATGCAGTTCAAGGATTACTTCTTAATTGGGTAAAATTACATGGTAGAGCTTCTAAAGAAGAAGATATTAAAAAAGCACATATTGCTTTTGAACATATTCATCCTTTTGAAGATGGGAATGGGCGTATAGGAAGAATCATAATGAATTGGCAGAGAATCAAAAATAATTTGCCAATACTAATAATTCATGAAGGATACGAACAGCGGGAATATTATTTATGGTTTAGGGATTAGTATATTGATTGTGTTATTGATAATTCCTTTTATTGTTTGGTCTAACAAAGCTGAAGTTTTGTATTATCAACAAGAAATACCAAAAAATAATATTATAAAACAAGAACCTGAAAAGGAACCAGAGATAAAAGTTGGTAATAAAATCTATTGTTCTTGTATTAAAACAGCAAGGGCGGAAGGAGTAGATATTCCTTATAATACTAATGCAGAAGATTTTATAGCAAATTCAGTTCCACAAGTAGGAGGATTAGTATTAATGGAATATGGATTAATATCTCATGTAGCTGTAATAGTAAAATTTATAAATGAAGGAATAATTATTAGAGAAGGAAATAAAATTCATTGTGAAAAAACTGAAAGATTAATTCCTTATAGTTATTATGCAATAAAAGGTTTTTGGAACCCAGAAAAATAAGCAGTTGAAAATATTATAAAAAGTAATAAGATAAACAAAACCAGTGGAAAAAACATATATATTCAAAACAAAATCAAGTGATAATGAAATGATTCTTAGAGGAGCACTTGGTAAAAAATTAATGACAGAATTATCTAATGAAGATAAGGTTATTAGTATAATGTCAGGAGCAATAGTGACAACTGTTGTTACTACAATAGAAACAGTAGAAGAATTAAATGAATTAGCTACAAGATAGATATCCACACTTTTATTTGATTATATTTGTTATATATATTATAATACAAGTATCCTTTACCCTCTTTTGAAAGAAAGAGGTTTTGTATGCCCATCAATTGTGATGGCAATAAGTTTTGCCTTCCGTTTCTACGGAAGGTAAAGGATATTTGATAGTTAATTGTGGGGTGGATGTGGTGTAATGGTAGCACTTTATTCTGTGAAAATGACAGATTGGGTTCGAATCTCAACTTCCACCCCAGAGTTAATTATTAACATTGCTTTGTTTTAATTATTATACTATAATTGATATATTACAATTTAATTAATGATAAAGTATTATGAAGATTAATTATAAAAAGCTAGAACAAGATTCTAAAAGTCTTGCTCAAAAAATAGAAAAAGGAAAGTATGATGCCGTTTATGGTATTCCTGCTGGTGGTATTCTTCCAGCTTTTATTATTTCTAAAGAGTTAGATATCCCTTTGGTATCTGAAATTGAAGAAGGTAAAAATATTTTAGTAGTAGATGATTTAGTTGATTCAGGTGATACAATTCTTTCTTTAAGAGAAGAATATGGAAACTTTGATGTTGCTGTTATTTATATAAAAGATGTTGATGGAATAGGAGCTTCATTAGTTGAAGTTTATGAAAAACTTATCCCAAATGAATGGGTAGATTTACCTCATGAAGGATTAGAATTGCCTATAGAAAATAATATAATAAGAATTTTAGAATATTATAATCAACAAATTACAGTTGAAGAAGTAAGTAGTCTTAATAATTTAATAAAACAAAGATATGAAAAAACAAAGTAAATGTAAAGTTTGTGGTAAGAAGTTTTCTTTTGACGATTCTGTTCAAAAAGGATTATATTGTTGTGTTAAATGTCGTTATGCAGACCATTCTAATATTATAAAAGATAGTTATACTCCAGAACTTAAAAAATTACGTTCTGAACATGCAAAAGAACAGATGAAAGACAAGAAGCAAATAGAAATTCGTCAACAAAAATGTGGATATAAAATGACTGACGAACAAAGGGAAAAACTATCAGATTCAAAAATTAAAAATTCTTTTACTAGGGCTAAAAAGTTAATTATAAAGGAGAGAGGAGAATTTTGTGAAAGATGTGGGAAAGATATTTCTGATTGGCAATTAACTGTCCATCATAAAAACGGAAGAAAATGGGATAATGATTTAGATAATTTGCAAATACTTTGTCGTTCTTGTCATTCTAAATTACATAATCAGATAGGGAAATTGTCTAGTCATTTTGCAGGATTAGCAACAGTTGAAAATTATATTGCTTTAATGCTTCAACATTTAGGAGTTGATTTAGATGACCCTGATTTCAAAGAAACTCCATTAAGAGTAGCAAGAATGTATAATGAACAATTTGAAGGATTAAAACCTGAAGCTAAAGATGAAATAAAAAATATATTTGGCACAAGATTTCCTTGTGAAAATGATAATATGGTTGTTATAGATGATATTCGAGTTTATAGTTTGTGTCCTCATCATTTGGTGACGATAATTTATGATATAGCAATTGGTTATGTTCCTAATAAATTTGTATTAGGATTGTCTAAATTTGCACGAATAAGTGAGTTATTAGCTCATAAACCTGTTATTCAAGAAACTTTTACTGCTGAACTTGGTAAGGCAATAGAGGATGAATTGAAACCTCTCGGTGTTGCGGTTAGGATAAAGGGAACTCATTTTTGTATGGTATCAAGAGGAGCAAAACAACAAAATTCTAAAACTATGACGGCATATATGTCTGGAGTATTTAGAGATAATAAAGACAATTCTAGAAGTGAATTTTATAAGTTAATAGAAAAATAATATGGATGTAAAAAAAGCAGTTGTCGTTCTTTCAGGGGGAATGGATAGCACAACATTATTGTATAGGGTTATAAATGAAGGATTTGAAGTTTCTGTCTTGTCTTTTGATTATGGTCAAAGACATAAGAAAGAGTTAGAAGTTGCAAAAAAGACTTGTGAGAAATTAAATGTCTTACATAAGATAATTGATTTGACAAGTGTTAAGCAAGTTATGAAGAATTCTGCCTTGACAGATGACATAGAAGTGCCTGAAGGGCATTATGCAGACGAGAATATGAAATCAACAGTTGTTCCTAATAGAAATATGATTATGGCTTCGATTGCGATTGCAGAAGCAGTTTCTATTGAAGCGGAAGCTGTTTATTTAGGAGTTCATGGAGGCGACCATGACATTTATCCAGATTGTCGTAAAGAGTTTATAGAAAAATTGAATGATGTTTCTAAGATTGCTAATTATCATTCAGTTGAAATTCGAGCCCCTTATTTAGAAATGGATAAGGGAGATATTCTTATTGAAGGAAAAGAATTAGGAGTTGATTATTCTTTTACACGAACTTGTTATCAAGCTGGAGAAAAATCATGTGGTCGATGTGGTTCCTGTATAGAACGTATCTTGGCATTTAAGAAAGCAGGTTGTATTGACCCTATTTTTTATGAAAAATCATGGGAAGAAGTTTTACAACATGCAGAAAAATTGGATAAATAGAAAATTATAGGTTATAATATAACCTATGAAATGTCTTAATTGTAATGAAGAAATAAATAATAAAAAATTTTGTGATATTAAATGTTATCAAGAATTTAGAAAACAATTATATGATGAAAAATATACAAAACAATGTTTAGTTTGTGGTAATTATTTTAGATGTAAATCTACAGCTCCTAAAACTAAAACTTGTGGAAAAATATGTTTAAGTAAATTATTTTCTCAAAGAAAATGGTCAAAAGTTACAAATAAGAAAAGGTCTAACACTTTAATAAAATATTGGAATAGCCGAATAAGAATAGGTATATTACATACAAAAGATGAAAAAAGAAGAATTAAAGAAAGTTGTAAAGGAATAAATAAAAAAGATAAAAACGGTAATTGGAAAGGAGGAATTTCAACTGAAAATAATTTATTAAGAAATAGTCCTGAATATTGTGATTGGAGAAAGAAAGTTTTTGAAAGAGATAATTATACTTGTCGGAAATGTGGAGATAAAGGAATTGAATTAAATGCTCATCATAAAAAATCTTTTTCTAAATATATTGAACTAAGATTTGATATTAATAATGGTTTAACTTTATGTAAACAATGTCACAAACAAATACATCAAAAAAAATAAAAGGGGAAGAAAAACCCTGTGGTAAATGTGGTTCTTGTGTTGAAAGAGCGGAAGGGTTTGTAAGAGCGGGAATGATTGACCCTACATTATAAAAATATGAAGATAAGATTACCTAAAAGTGATGAAATTGATGAAACACAAAAATTAATGAATCAATTTTATTTCATGTATAAAAAAGCATTAATAGAATACATAAAAAGTTTTTGTGTTTTTATTGCCGAAGAAGATGATACAATTGTGGGAATAATACTTTATAACAAAAAAAGAAATAAAATACTTTTATTAGTTATTAAAAAAGAATATAGAAGGAAAAATATAGGAAAAAAATTATTTGAAACATCAAGAACGATATTAAACTTAAAAAAGATAAAAATATTAGCTGTTGAAGAAAGTATTAATTTTTGGCAATCAATTGGTTTTTACAAGACTAATAAATTTGAAAAAACTAAACATAAGATATTAACAGAAATGGAATGGGGGATATAAGTTTATAAAATAATAACAAGATAAAAATATGAAAAACTATGGTTCAAAAGAAGTAGATAAAATGGTTAATACAAAGAATTGGGAACTTTGGGATGCTCCCAAGAATTCAACTCCGATTTATCAATATTTTCCAGAGTTTACTTGTTTATGTCCGAGAAGTGGTTACCCTGATTTTGCAAAAGTGCATATTATTTCAGTTGCAAATAAGAAAGTTTTGGAGTTGAAAGATTTAAAGTTATGGCTTAATTCTTTCAGAAATGTGGGAATTAGTCATGAAAATGCAACAAATCTTATTGCTGAAACTTTAATGAAAAAATTAAAATTAAAATATATTTTTGTCTTAATGGAATATTCTCCTAGAGGTAATTTACATACTTTACCTATGGTAGAACTGAAAAGACAATATAAATTAAGTAATGAAGTCGTTCAAATAAAAAAGAAATTAATAGATAAGGTAATATAATTATGAAATTATTTTTTGCATCACCTATCCCAAGATATGTAAAATTATTAAAAGAGGAAAATGCTAGTAATTTTCTTGTTAGTTATGCTACAAAAAATATTTGTGTTTCAATAATAAAAGATGGAAACTTAGATTCAGGAGATAGTTTGATTATTGATAGTGGAGCTTTTTCTGCTTGGACTAAAAATGTCAAGATTAATTTATCTGAATATATAGATTTTTGTCATGAAACAGTGAAATTAAAACCTTGTAATAATATTTATTTTATAAATTTAGATGTTATTCCAGGAAGTTTTGGCAAAAGACCAACGAATGAACAAATTGAAGAATCAGCGAAAAAGGGAATGGAAAATTATCAGATAATGAAAAGAGCTGGATTGAAAGTTATGCCTGTGTTTCACCAGCATGAGGATTTTAAATGGTTGAAAGAAATGATAAAAGAAATTGATTATATAGGAATATCTCCAGCTAATGATGTTTCGGTAAAAAGAAGAATTAATTGGTTGAAAAAAGTTTACAGTTTGATGAAGGCAGATTATAAAACTCATTTATTTGGATTTACAGCGTTTGAGGCATTAAAACAATTTCCTTGTTATTCTGCTGATAGCACCTCTTGGTTAGCTCCTGCAAGATATGGGCAATATGTAACTTTTGATAAAGATAAGATTAAAACTTTTAGAGGTAGAGATAAAAAACTTACTAACGAATCTTATATGATGATAAGAGATAGAGAAACAAAAGGAATGAATATAGAAATTATAAGATTACAAGTAATAGAATTATTAAAAATACAAAGTTATATTACAAGATTGTGGGAAAAAAGAGGAATTAAATGGGATTAATAATTAATAAATAATGTTATGAAGATAAATACAAACAATTTGAAGGTAGATATAAATTTAGTTCATCCAAACAAATACAACCCAAAACTTAATTTTGAGGAAAATGAACATAATGCTATTGAGTATCAAAAGATTAAAGATAGTTTAGAGAAATTTGGACAAGTAGACCCTGTTATTGTTCGAACATTAGATGAAGGCGAATATAAAGGGGAATATGAAATAATAAATGGTTTTCATAGACACAGAGCAATGAAAGAGTTAGGTAGTCAAGAGATTGAAATAAAAGATTTGGGAGTAATAGATTTTGATACTGCTGTAGCTATTGCTTTACAAACAGAAGATACAAAAATCCCTATTGATAACATAGAATTGGCTGGATTAATGAAAGAATTAGTTACTGAAGATAAAGATACTGATTATTGGGCTAAACTTTTACCTTATAATGCAGAGATAATACAATCTAAGATAGATTTAATTGATTTTGATTTTGAACAATTTAATAATGAACAAGAAGAAGGGGGAGGGGAAATTGATAATAGTTCATTTTCTTTCAAAATTAAAGACGAAGTAGATGCAGAGATGTGCCACAAAGCTTTGAATTTGGCTTCTGACGATAAGAATGATGCTTTCGTGGAACTATGTAGGTCTTTTATCCAAATGAGCGAGGTTGGGGTTGATAGTGATGAAGAAGAAGATTAATAATTAATAAATAATGTAATGAAAAAAACAAAAACTATAGAAGAACAATGGAAAAATCTACCTGCTAATTACAGTGATGGGTTTTATGCTAAAAGAGGTGGTTTTCAACATTCAAAAGTTTATGAAGAAAGATTACAATTTGTAAAAAATAAAGTTATAGAAAGAGAAGAAGAAATAATTGAAATTATTAAAAATTTCAAAGTTCCTAAAAAAGTTAGAGTAATTTCAGACGGAGTAGATGTAAATGATGAATATAAACAAGAATTTTACAATAGATTAATGGAATTGATAATTAAAAAAATAAAAATGTAATGTCAATACAAGATATAAAAGAATTTATTAAATCTCCTTTTTCTTTTTGGTTGTTTAATCCAGAAGCAATTATAGAGATTATAAATGAAAATAGAGTGAAAATAGATAAAGATGCTACAACCAAATTAGATGTATATAAGCATTTTTACAACCAAAACTAACAGAATTTAACAAAATATAACAAAAAATAACAGACAAAATAGAAAAATTAATAGATTAATGTATAATGAGAAGTATGGATAAATTAAACTTAAAAGAAACAATGGCTATTGAATTAAAATATTTAGGTAATTCAATGAAAGCCATATCAGAAAAATTAGAAATGCCTTTTGATACTGTAAATGGGTGGTTTAGAACTGGGGGAAAACTTGACGAAGCTTATCTAAAATATACAGAAGAAGTTAATGAGAAAAGAAAACAACAAATGGAAAAAAAGATTTCTATTTCTGATGACGAATTCTTTATTTTAACTACTAATATCGTTAGACAAATAGGAAAAAGTTTACAAAAAAGAAAAGTTCCTTTAGTTAATAAAAAAGGACAAGCTGTTGCTGATGAAAATGGTTTACCACAATATATTGAAGTAGAACCTTCTTCTGATTTTAGTGTGAGTGATTTAAGAAATGTTTGGCAAATGCAAAGAATAATGAAAGGACTTCCTATTAATTATGAAAAACAAGAAGTATCACAAACAAGTTTTGAAAGTGATATGATTATTAAAGAGTTAGGATTAACAGAAGAAGATTTCAAAGATGAAAACATTGAAGCAACAACAAACAAAATTACAAAGCATCTCCTTAAACGATAATGATACTATTCAAAATAAAATAGTAGATATTTCATTAAAGGCAAGAGAAGCTCATATAGAAGGTCGTAAAAAATTATGGGCGACTAATTATTTTGCTTGGGTAAAAGATAATTGGAGTTCAAGAGGAAAACCTTTAGATTTTGAAAAACATAGATATCTTGTAGAGATATATGAAGACCAATCTCCAGATATTACTTATATGAAATCAGCTCAAACTGGTTTAACAGAAAGAATGCTTACTGAAGCTTTATGGTTGCCAGACCAATATGCAGAAAATGCTATCTACTTTTTCCCTACTGGTGGAACAATGAGTGATATGGTTCAGGAAAGAATTGATGAACCTTTGAATAATAAACAATATCTAAGAGAAGTATCTGGTAGAGCAAAAAGAATAATGGGTAAACAAGCTGATAAGATTGGTTTGAAAAGAATGAGTAAAGGTTTCGTTTACTTTAGGGGTTCTGGTTCTACTACACAAATTACTTCTGTTCCAGGAGATATTATTTTTGTTGATGAAATAGATAGAATGCCTCAAGAAAATATTCCTTACTTTGATAAACGATTAGAACATTCAAATAGAAAATGGCAACGATGGGCTTCTACTCCTACTTTACCTAATTTTGGTATTCATAAAAGATTTATACTAACAGACCAAAGACATTGTTTTCTTAAATGTTCTCATTGTGGAGAATGGCAAGATTTAGATTTCTTTAAGAATGTTAAATATGAAATGCTTAACGATAAACAATGTAAAGAAGCTCATCTTGCTTGTGCTAAATGTGAGAAAGAAATGATTACTTGGGAATGTGAACATGAATGGAGAGCAACTAATCCTGATTCAAACAAGAGAGGATATTTTGTTTCTAAACTATATTCTCCAATGGCAGACCTAAAGAAAATGGTTGAATCATCTAAACTTACAGCAGAGTGGGAAGTTCAACAATTTTATAATCAGGACTTAGGAGTTCCTTACGAACCTAAAGGTGGTAAATTAACTGATGAAACATTACAAGCTTGTAAAAGAGATTATAACTTTGGAGTTAAAGTTGGACATAACTTTATGGGAGTTGATGTCGGTAAAGTTCTTCATGTTATTATTCATAATAGTGATAAGCAAATTGTTTATGTTGATACTGTAAAAGACTTTGAAGATTTAGATAAGTTAATGAACGAATATGATATTAAACAATGTGTAGTTGATGCTTTACCAGAAACAAGAGAAGTTCAAAAGTTTGCTGATAGATTTAGAGGTAGAGTGCATATGTGTTATTACTCTGGAATGAAAGAAGTTAAAGAGAATGAGTGGTTCAAGGTCGATGAACAAAAAATTAATACCGATAGAACTTTATCTTTGGATATGTGGACAGCAAGGTTTAGAAATCAAGAGATTAATCTTCCAAAGAATTTTGCAGATAAGATAGAGTTTATAGACCATATGAAATCTTTGATTCGTGTTATTACTGAAAATAAAGCAGGAATTAAAAGAGCTGAATATGTAGAGATGTCCCCAGACCATTTCTATCATGCTGGGAACTATTCTAATATGGCTGATGCCATATTTAATATGACTTCTACTCCAGAAGTTTGGGTATTGTAAAAAATACATTATAATAGTTATAGTTCATTAAAAATTGGGGTCAAGAATTAAAATATATGAAGAAGAAAAAAGAAGAAAAAATCCTTAAATGGAGATTAAAAGATAAGCCAACTGTAGATGATGTCACACAGTTGCTAGACAAAGGGCTTTTGTCTAAAGATGAAGCAAGACAAATAATTCTTGATGAAACAGATATCAAGCATTCAGATATTCTTGCATTACAAGATGAGATTAAATTATTAAGAGAATTAGTTTTGAAAATATCAGAACAAAATTCGCGATTACAAGTTATTAAAATTATTGAAAGAAATATTGATAATGTTCCTTTCAGATGGACACAACCTTATACAGTTTATTGTAGCAATCTACACGATGAAAATAGTGGAACATTTAGATTAAATTAATTATTAGTGATAATTTGACCCCAATTTTTAATGAATTATAAATTAGCTAAAAGATGTAATGAAAAAAATTAAAAATAAAGTAATACAAGGAAATAGTTTAGAAGTATTAAAAACTTTTGAAGATAATTCTATTGATACGATAATAACTGACCCACCTTACGGATTATCTTTTATGGGGAAGAAATGGGATTACGATGTTCCTAGTATTAAGTTATGGAAAGAATGTTTAAGAGTTTTGAAACCTGGAGGAACAGCTTTAATTTTTGCTGGTAGTAGAACTCAACATAGAATGGCTGTTAATGTAGAAGATGCTGGATTTATTTTGAAGGATACAATTATGTGGCTATATGGTTCAGGCTTTCCTAAAGCTACAGATATAAGCAAACAATTGGACAAAGGATATGAAAGGAAAGTTATTGGAATTGATAAAGATTTTGAAAGGAGAAACCCTAATAATACTGGATGTAATACTTTACATAATATTGATAAAGATGGAATTATCCAAAACAAAAATAAAATTGCTGGACAAATTACAGAATCAACAACCCCAGAAGCTAAACAATGGAATGGCTGGAAATCTCACGGACTAAAACCAGCTTACGAACCAATCTTAGTAGCTCAAAAACCTAATGAGGGGAATTATGCACAAAATGCTTTGAAGTGGGGAGTAAGTGGATTAAATATAGATGGGGGAAGAATAGGTAAGGGTGCTAAAAAATGGTCAGAACCTAGGGGCGGTATTTTTCATCCAAGTAAAAAGAATGATGCTAAATTAGAAAATAATCCCCAAGGTCGTTTCCCATCTAATATAATACTAGATGAAGAAGCAGGAAAGATGTTAGATGAGCAGAGTGGAGAATTAAAAAGTGGTGTATTGAAATCTGATTGTTATATAAATGATAGAGATAATAAAAGTATATTTGCAGGGGGTGGCAAATTTGAACATAAAGGGTATAAGTCAGATAGGGGCGGAGCATCTCGTTTCTTCTATTGTGCCAAAGCTTCCAAGAGTGAAAGAAATGCTGGGTGTGAGGAATTTGATATACCAGAATATAGATGGAATAATGGTGGAGAAATGAAACAAATTAAAGGACAAAAAGGAAATTTTCATCCGACAGTAAAACCTCTTAAACTAATGGAATATCTTTGCACACTAACCAAAACACCAACAGGAGGAATAGTTCTTGACCCTTTTGCAGGAAGTTGCACTACTGCGGTTGCTTGCATAAATACTGATAGAGATTTTATAATGATAGAAAGAGAATCTGAATATGTAAAAATAGGTCAAGCAAGAATTGATTTTGCATTAAAAGAAAGAAGTAATAAATTATTTTAATTATGAAGATATTAAATTTGTATGCAGGAATAGGAGGAAATAGAAAACTGTGGGGAGATGACCATAAAATTACAGCAGTAGAAAATAATCCTGAAATAGCAAAAATATACCAAGATTTTTTTCCTAATGATAAAGTTATAATTGAAGATGCTCATCAGTATCTTTTAGACTATTTTGAAGAATTTGATTTTATATGGAGTAGTCCACCTTGTCAAAGTCATTCTTCTTTCAGACAAAATATATGTGTCAGATACAAAGGGACAAAACCAATTTACCCAGAAATGAATTTATATCAAGAAATATTATTTTTGAAATATAATTTCAAAGGAAAATGGTTAGTAGAAAATGTTAAGCCATATTATAAAACTCTAATAGAACCAACAAAAGAATTACAAAGACATTTATTTTGGAGTAACTTTGAAATAGAAAATACTGATTTTGAAAAAGATAAAATAAGGACGGCACAAATACCAGACCTACAAAAATTACATAGATTTGATTTAAGTAAATATAAATTAAAAAATAAAAGACAAGTATTAAGAAATTGTGTTTTACCAGAGTTAGGAAAACATATATTAAATCAATTATGAAAAATAAAAAATTAGAAATAATTTCTTCCTGGGATGACGGGAAAAAAGAAGATTTGAGAATGGTAAAGTTGCTAAAAACCTATCAACTTCTTGGTATTTTCTTTTTATCTAATAAAGGGTTAGAATTAGACTTAGATGAAATAAAAGAATTATCTAAAGATTTTGAAATAGGAGGGCATACTTTTAATCATCCTATGGACTTAAAATTATTAAGTGAGATACAACAAAAAGTAGAGATAGAAATGAATAAGGATTTCTTAGAACATATTACAGGAAAAGAAATTAAGTGGTTTTGTTATCCAAGAGGAAGATATAATACAACTACAATAAAAATTCTAAAAGATATTGGAATTAAATATGCAAGAACAACTTTGGTGGGAAATACAAAAGAACCAGAAGATAATTATAGGATAGCAACATCAGTTCATGTTTACCCTTCAAGGAAAGAATACAAAGAACAAAACTGGTTAGAATACGCAAAAGAAAAATTTGACATAGCCAAGAAAGAAAAAGGGGTTTTTCATATTTGGGGGCGTTCTCATGAAGTATCTCGTTATAATTTATGGAACGACTTAGAAGAATTGTTCCAGTATATACAAAAAAATAAAATATGATACAATAAACTAAAGTAATATGGGGATATTATTATAAATAAAAAAAAGTTATGAATGAAACAACAATAAAAGAAATTGCAATAATCCCTTTGAAACCTAAGGATGGTTTAATCGCTCTTGCTTCTTGTATCGTAGATGAAAAATTATATATAGGAAGCATAGGAATTTATACAAAGTTAAAAGGAGGATATAGATTGACTTATCCAACAAAAAAAATTGGAGAAAATTCTATAAATATTTATCATCCTATTAATAAAGAAATAGGGGATATAATTGAAAAAGCGATTATAGAACAATATGAAGAATTGATGAAATATAGTGTCGTTGAATAAAAAAAGCACCGTCCAGCTAAGACAGCACTTTTTTTTGTTTTAAAACTCACATATTTTATTTACGATAATATGAAACGCTCAATCTGCGTAAAGCAAAGTATCTAAATTTTATAAGAATACAAGAGTTTTGTCAAGTGAAAAACTTTAATAACTAAGATAAGTAAAGAAAAGTATTATGAATATATATATACCAAACATAAGTAAGCAATCAATTGGCGGAGGTTGGACATTCCGCTCAAATCTTTTGAAAGCTTTAAAGGATAAAGTTTTTTTCGTTGATAATTGGAAAGATTGTGATTTAATTTTAATAACAGGGGCTACAATTACAGATAGGAACGAAATGATTGAAGCAAAAGAGGATGGTAAAAAGATTATTTTTCGTGTTGACAATATCCCAAAAGATAGTAGAAATAGAAGAACAGCTTTTTCTCGTATGTTAGATTTTGCTAAAATGGCTGACTATATTGTTTTTCAAAGTGAGTGGGCTAAAGATTATGTTGGCTGGTGGTTTGTGGATAACAAAATTGAAATAACTAACAAAAGTAGTATAATATATAATGGAGTAGATAAGGATTTCTTCTCTGAATATAAAAATACTATTAGAAAAGAAAATCGTTATTTATATATACAATATAACCGAGATGAAAATAAACGCGTTCCTGAAGCATTTTACGCGTTCCACCAGGTATTTAGAAAGGATAAAGACTCTGAATTATGGTTAGTGGGACAATTTTCTCCAACATTAGTAGAATATGGTTTTGATTTTTTTGCTGGAGAGAAAGTAACTTATCTAGGGGTAAAAGATAATAGGGCTGAATTAGCAGAGATAATGAGGTCGTGCCAGTATTTGTTGTTTCCTGCATTTGCAGATGCAAGTAGCAATCAATTAACTGAGTCATTAGCCTGTGGTTGTAAGCCGATAGGAATTAATCCAGTTGGGGGTAGTATTGAAATAGTGAATAGGTGGAAACAGGGAATACTTCCATCAATTCAAGAAATGTCGAGTGAATATTTACAAGTATTTAATAATTTAATAAAATAAAATTATGTCAGAAAAAAAAGTAGTTGAAAGTTTTTTAGCAGATGTTAAAGAACAAAAAATAAAGCAAATATTAGGAATAGTTCTTGATATAGAATATTGGGAAGCTATGGTTAAGGGTAAAGATGAAGATAAAATGAGAGCTGAATTGAAAACTGAAAATGAAAAGAAAATTGAAAATAAAAACGGAACTATCTTCAAAGACGAAAGAGATATGGATAAGATTGGATTGTTATCTAAAAATATAGAAGTATTAGCTAAAGCACAAACTGAACTACAAAGGTTAAAAGAAATGAGAATTGCTATAGAAGGTTATCTAAAATTTGTTTTGAATCCTTCAAAAGATACAATGGCGAAGTTTGAAGAAGTAGCGAAATTATAAATCTAATTAAAAAACTATTTTGTCATCTTATACTCGCCAAGCTTTAGAAAAATGGTTAAAAGAAATTCCTTCTGTTGAAGGGAAAGTTCTTGATATTGGTGGAAGTCAAAATCCTGTTGAAGGAAGAATAATTAACGAAGGAGAAGGAACACAATATAAGATTTTAGATTTAAAAACTCCGCATGAAACAAAAGTTAAGCCAGATATTGTTTGTGATTTGAATCGTGGGCTTAACAATAATCAACAAAATGTTTATTACCAAAGTGTGTTTGATATAGCTTTTTGTTTAGAAGTTTCGGAGTATTGGTGGAACCCAGTTCAAGCATTGAATAATATTAATTTCTTTTTGAAGAAAGGTGGAATATTTTATATTTCATTTCATTTTGTTTATATGATACATTCACCGAAGGGGTTAGATTTTTTGCGTTATACTCCTGATGGTGTGGAAAAATTATTAAAAGAAACAGGATTTGAAATTTTGGAACACAAATACCGATTGGCAGAAAATGGTTATTTGATAAGGTATTATGAATATGATAAAATGAGAGGGATAAAAGACAATAATATAAATCATAATGTCATTGGCTCACTTATCAAAGTTAAAAAAATGTAAGAGTAGATGGCAAAAAGATATGAGTAGAGAAATAATAAAATTAAATATAGGTTGTGGGAGAAAACAATTGACTGGATTTACTAATCTAGATGTAATGCCTTATATTGATGGCAATGGTAAACAAATAGTTGATGTAGTTATAGATATTGAAAAAGAAATATTGCCCTACAAAGATAATACAGTTGAAGAAATTAGAGTTGATAATGTTTTAGAACATGTTGAAGAATTGAAATTTTTTCTTAACGAATGTCATCGTGTCTTGAAAGAAGGCGGAATATTAAAAGGGGTAGTCCCTGTAGCTGGAACTGATTATGATTTTCGTGACCCAACACACAAAAGACATTTTATTAAATCGTCTTTTAGTTATTTTACTGGACAGAGTGTAAGCAAACCAAACAGACCTTCTCATCCAAAATATGCTGACTATGGTTTTTTGCCCTGGAATCAATTACAATTAGAACAAGAGAACAATTTAATTTATTTTATATTATCCCCTCGTAAAATTATTAGATAAGTAAAAAAAGTATTATGAAAATTTTATTTCAAGTGGATATTTTTGACTGGGCTATAGGACATTTAGTGAATGCCAAGGTAAAACATATGTCTCATCTTGAAACAAAGATTATAGACATTCATCCAAGAGATGCTATTCAAAAAGCAGAAAAATTTTATAAACAAGTTTTAGAATTTGAACCTGATATTATTGTTTATGAATATTTTAGAAGTGCTTCACAACTTATAGAAGCTAAACCTGAACTAAAAAAATATACATCAATATTAGTTCATCATAACCAAAGAGATAAAGCTCTTTATTATTCTGATTGGAACGAATTAGGTATTGATAGAATTGTTACTCATACTAATAAGTGTAGAAAAAAGTTAATGGAGAAAGGATATATAAATGTAGAAACAATTAATCATGGAATTGATTTAGACTTTTTTGAATATGACCATGATGAGAAAGAAGAAAAGACAATTGGTTATGTTGGAAGAATTGTCCCATGGAAAGGATTAAAAGAGATTTCAGAAGTTGCTCAAGAATTAGGATATAAAGTTCAAGTGATGGGAAAACAAGACAAGGCAGATTATTGGCAAAAAATTCCTAAAGAACCTTTATTGTTTGATTTTATGAATTGTTCAGATAAAGAAAGGGTAAAAGCTTATCATAATATGACCATTTATGTTGGAAACAGTGAAGATAACTATGAAGAAGGAACCTTGCCTTACTTAGAAGCTATGGCTTGTGGAGTTCCAGTAATTACTACTCTTAATGGAGTTGCTAGAGATATTGCTAAAGATGGAGTAAATGCTTTAGTAGTTCCTTTCCAAGATAAAGAAGCTTTGAAAATTGCTATTAAAAGATTAATGGAAGATGAAGATTTAAGAAAGAAATTAAGAAAAGGAGGATATAATACTGTTCGTCAAATGAGTGAAGAAAAAATGGCTTATGAATATACTAAATTATTTTACGAAGTTAAATATGATAAACCCTTAGTATCAGCAATTATTCCTGCTACATTTGATAGAGCAAAAGAAGTTATAACAATTCTAAAATCATTAGAAAAACAAACCCATAAACCTATTGAAGCTGTGGTTATTTGGGATGAAAGAATAACAGAACAAACTATTTTCCCAGATATTGCTTCTAATATAAAAGGAGTTGTAGTAAAACAATTTGTTACAGATAAAGTTGGTTATAATATTGCTTTAGCTCGTAATATAGGAGTAATAGAATCTCAAGGAGAATATTTATTATTCAATGATACAAGATTAGAACCTGAAATAGATGCTGTTTCTATGTTCTTACAAGCAATGGAAAATGGAAAATTTTGGTTGTTCGGAGATAAAGGAGCACAGAAAAAATCTTTTATAGAAAACTTTAGTTTTGTTTCAAGAGAAAATTTTATGACTTTTGGGATGTTCAATGAACGTGTTATGTCCTATGGCGGAGCCTCACAAGAAATAAGAACAAGATGGATAAAACAAGGAGGTCAATTTAATTATATTCAGGAAGCAATAGCAAAAGAAATTAAGAAAGCTAGTTCAATGACAGATAAAAAAAGAAAGTCAATTAATGACATGAAATTTTTACTTTATAAGATGTATGGAGATAGATGTTATTAGAAGTCATCACTATGAATTTTTTTATGTATATAATATAATATATATATGAAAAAAGGAAAATACAAAAAGTGTAAAAATTGTGGGATTGAATTTTATGAATTTCCTTACTTAAAAGGAAAGAAAAAGTTTTGTTCTACTAATTGTGCGAATAAATATAATGCTGAAAAATTAAGTAAAGATAGAAAAGGTAAAGGTAATCCAATGTATGGGAAAAGGGCTTGGAATTATAAAGGTTTTACTATAACAACTGATAAAAGAAAGCAAAGATATAAATTAATTTATGTTAATAGAAAACAAATAAAAGAGCATAGATATATAATGGAACAATACTTAGGAAGAAAATTAAAAAAAGAGGAAGTTGTTCATCATATAAATGGAGATAGTTTAGATAATAGAATTGAAAATCTGAAAGTTATGACCGTTGGAGAACATTCTAAATTACATTTTAGACAAATTAGACAACAAAAAGATATAAAATAAATGTAGTCAATTTATTTTAAGTAGTTAATAATATATATAATTGTATGAATTATAGTAAAGATAAAAACATAGATGGGCGACATAGTGTCAGGATTTTTGGATATCCTTGGCATGTCGCCCATCAACGGCTCAATACGAACTCTGCAAAATAAAAAATACACAATGGAATTGGTTAGTTCAACACAGAAGAAGTTATTCTGCTTTTCCAAGAGATGATTTCTTTGAAAAATTAGGAGGTAAATGGATTGCTTCATATGAAAAAGGAAAGTATGATTTTGCTTTATTACATTTAGACCAACAATGTTTTGAGGAAGGTATATGGGAACGAGGGAAAGGTTCTTTGTTTAGAGAAGCAAATGACGTGATACAAGACATTCCTAAAGTGTGTTTAATGCATGGAACACCTTTTTATCCTGAAGCTTTTCCTTCAGATATTACAGAAGAAAATTATAAGGACTTAAATTATACTAAAGACCAAATTGGAATGAGTAGTGTCTTAATCGAAAGATTCAAAAAAGAAGTTAAAGATTTTAAGGTTCTTATTTTTAATTCAAAAACTGCTAAAAGACAATGGGGGATGGAAGATGATGAAAGAGCTGTTGCTATTTGGCATGGAATAGATATGGATGAATGGTTTGATTTACCTAAAGAACCAAGAGTTGTAACAATGATTAGCCCTGGCGGATTAGATAAGTATTATGATAGAGTTTTCTTGCGGGCGGTAAAAGAATTATTGCTTGAGAAAGAAATAGAACATTGTCATATTACAGTAGATGCAAATTTTAAGAATTGGAAAGAGTATAGAACCTTCTTAGGTAGAAGTTTGGTTTATTTGAATCCAACTATGGAAAGTCCAATGCCAAGAGCAAGAACTGAAGCAATGGCTTCAGGTTGTTGTGTATTAACTACACCTCATCAAGATGCAGATGAATTTATTAAGAATGGAGAGAATGGTTTTATCATTCCCAGAAACCCTCAAATGGTTGCTGATTTAATTGAAAATTTAATTCTTGATTATAAGAAAGCTATAAAAATAGGCAAGGCGGGGAAAGAAACTGTCAAGGAAGTATTTAGCAATGACCGATATAGAAAAGAATGGTCTGATTTGATTATGAATAAGATATTAAAATAATATGAAAAAACTAAATATAGGTTGTGGTGAAAAAATAATGGAAGGATATGATGGTCTTGATAAACAAGATTTTGGACAAAAATGGGTCTGTGATATATTGGAATTTTTTACTGAATTTGATATTAAAGAACTTTATGATGAGGTTAGAGCAGAACATTTTTTAGAGCATTTTGACCAGGACGAATTAAAAATAATATTTAATGGAGTTTATAAAATATTAAAGACAGGAGGAGTGTTTGAAATTATTGTTCCTTCCAAGGAAAAAGATTCTGCCTGGGTTCTAACTCATAAAACTTTTTGGACAGAATATACTTTTAAGGTATTTGAACGAGAAATGTTTTGTAATGAGTATAGGGTTCCTTTATGGAAAATCGAAGAAGTTAAAACTAACAGTAGAAAAGATATTTACTGTAAGATGATAAAATTATAAGTTAATAAATATGTAATATGAATAAAACAATTGGTATCTTGACTTTCGAGAAATATTTGGGAAGAAAAAATCTTGGTTCTTCTAAAATTCGTGGTCAATGGTTAATTAATCATTGGGATGAAGCAGAGATTTTCGAACAAGGAAAAAATTATGATGTGGTAATTTATCAAAAAGCATATTTTGTAGACCACGCAAAAATATTTAAAGGAATTAAAATCTTGGATATTTGTGACCCAGACTTTTTAAGTTGGAGATATAGAACAGTTGAAATGATACAAGAAGTAGATGCTATTACAACTTCAACTGAAGCGTTAGCAGAGGCTATAAGAAATTTTACAGACAAACCTGTATTGTGTGTTCCTGATAGAATTGATTTAGATACAATTGAAAAAACTAAATATCACAAAGGAGAAGCAAAGACGGTTGGTTGGTATGGATATTCAACAGGATTTGAGATGTTAAAACCAGTTCTTTATTTTCTAAAAAAATTAAGACTGAACTTAACTGTCATTTCTGATGGAGGATTTAGTTTACCTGCTGGATATGAAAGTATGCAATTAATTAATCTTCCTCATAATTGGGAAACTGTTTATGATGATTTATTAGATGTAGATATAATTGTTAATCCGCAAACCAAATCAGGAAGATATAAATATAAATCAAATAATAAAACTATATTAGCTTGGGCTTTAGGTTTGCCTGTTGCTAACGATATTGATGAATTAAAAAAATTCAAATCAGAGGAAGAAAGAAGAAAAGAACAAATATTAAGATTAAAAGAAGTAAAAGAAAAATGGGATATTCAATTATCAGTAAAAGAGTATAAAGAGTTTATTAGTTCTTTACAAAAATAGTTATCCACAAACGCTTTACTTTTATTATATTTGTTTGTTATAATGACAATGCACCTAATTTTAGAAGTAAACTTTGTTTATGGGTTACTTTTATTGGAATTAGGTTTTTTTAATGTTATAGTAAATATATGAATTTTATAGATAAACTAAAAAATGTTTTTGGGAAAAACAAAATAAACGAAAATGAAGGGTCTAAAATAACACCTACTGGTTATGAAGCTTATGGATTAGGAAGTTTTTTTGAAAGCTCTAACAAAACAAAAGAATATTTAGATGAGTTAAAAGGTTGGGTTGGTGCTGCTACTACAGCAATCGCTGATGATGTTGCTTCTATTCAATTACATTTATATAGACAAAAAGGAGATGATATAGAAGAAGTAACAGAACATCCAGTTCTGGATTTGCTTTTCAAAATAAATAGTTTTACTTCTAAATTTGACCATTTCTGGCTAACACAAACTTACTTGGAACTTACTGGTGAAGCTCCTTGGTTTATAGATAAGAAAGGAAAAGAAATCAAAAATATTTTCCTATTAAGACCAGACAAAATAAAACCAATAGCAGGAAAGAGTAGAATGATTGAAGGATATGAATATGAAATTGGATTAGGTGAAACAGTTAAATTAGATAATGATGAAGTTATCTTCTTAAAGAATCCAAACCCAGCTAAACCTTTTAGGGGGATTGGAACATTACAAATGGCTGCTAAGATTGTTGATATTGATAACTTCTCTGAAGATTGGAATAAACAATTTTATCAAAACTCTGCAAGACCAGATGCTATCCTTACTGTAGATACAGATAAATTAAATGACGAACAAAAAGATAAACTAAAGAAATCACTTAAAGAATCTTATGAAGGAACACGAAATGCTCATAAGACAATGGTGTTGTTTGGTAATATGACTTTTGAAAAATCAAGTTTCTCTGCAAAAGATATGGATTTCTTAGAACAACAAAGATTTAGTAGAGATAAGATTCTTGGTATCTTCCGAGTGCCTAAAGCTATTGTGGCTCAAACAGAAGGTGTAAACTTTGCTTCTGCTAAAGCTGCTCAATATATTTTTGCAAAGTGGACAATCAAACCAAAGATGGAAAGATTGATTCAACAATTAAATGAATTCTTACTTCCTTTATTTAGTGACACAGAAAATATGTTCCTAGATTATGATAGTCCTGTCCCTGAAGATGATGAATTGAAGTTAAAGAAATATGAAAGTGGATTAAGAAATAATTACCTTACAATCAATGAAGTTAGAAATGAAGAAGGATTGCCTGAAGTTGAAGGGGGAGATGTGATTTATGTTTCTGGAAGTATTAGACCTTTAGGAGAACCTGAACAACCATCAGAAAAACCAGAAGAAGGAAAGACTCTTAAATTGAAAAAGGGTGCTATTTATAAATCTAAGTTCTCATCAGATAGATTATATGAAATGAAAGCTAGAGGTAGAAAATTCTTCCAAAGAAGAAAAGAAACAGAAGCACTTAAAGATAAAATTAGAGCTTCTCTAAAAGAAGAATTAGAAAAAGGAAAAGTTAAAGATAATAAACATAAACATAAATTGATTACTAAAGAAATTAATAATGATGGAAATGTTCGTAGAGAATTATCTGCTGAAGAAATATTTAATTTCTGGACAGTTAAAAATAAAATCTTTGACAAATATCAAAAAAAAGTTGAAGAAGATTTAGTAAAAGTATTTAATACTCAAAGAAAAATTGTATTAGGAAAACTAGGAAAGAAAAAAGATGTTCATTTCAAAGCTTCTTCTGATTTGTATAATACAATTAAATTAAATAAGAAAAAGGAAGTAGAAAGAACACTAGTTCTAACTTTACCTACATTAACTGCTTTATTCAAAGAAGCTGGTGATGAAACTTTTGATATGATGGATTTGACTATGAGTATGGATATGGAAAGAGAAGAAATCAAAAAACTATTGAAAGAAAAAGGAAGGTTGTTTGCTGTAAATGTAACAGATACAACTAATGATTTTATAAAGAAACAAGTAGTAGATGGGATTGCTAAAGGAGATAGTATTCCAAAAATTAAGAAAAGAATTGTAGGAGTATTTGATTCTGCTACAGAGTTTAGAGCAGAAAGAATTGCAAGAACCGAATCATTGAAATATAGCACAAGAGCAACAGAACAAGCTTTCAAAGATTCTGGGATAGTTGAAGGTAAAATGTGGGTTACAGACCCAGACCCTTGTCCTTTATGTCAAGAATTAGCAGGGAGAACAGCTCCTTTAGGTGGCAATTTTGTCAAGAAAGGTGGTTCTGTTCTAGGTAATGTTTTTGATTACGAAGATATCCCAACACCGCCATTACATCCGAATTCATATCATAAGGATACCGAAATTTTAACTAAAGATGGGTGGAAACAAGTTTCTGATTTGAAATGTAAAGATAAATGTTTGTCTCTGAATCCTAAAAATTTTAATTTAGAATATGTTTCTGTAATTAATACTATTGCACATAAAGAAGATAGATTAATTTCATTTCAAAGTAATAATTTTTCTTTAATGACTACAGGTAATCATAGTATGTTTTATCAAACAGATTGGAATGCAAAAAATAATAAAAAGAAATGGAATTTTGTTGAATCAAAATCATTATTAGGTAAAAAGGCAGGAAGATTTTATAGAAGTAGTAACTGGATTGGCAAAGAATATAAAAAAATAAAACTTGGAAATAAACTTGTTTCCTTTAATACCTATTGTAAATTTATGGGGTGGTATTTATCAGAAGGAAGTGTCTCAAGAAATCATGTGAACATTGCTCAAAGTAAAGAGAAAAATTTTGAAAAGTGGTGTTCTATTAAGGAATTATTAAATGATATAAATTTTAAGATTTATGAAAACAAAAATCAATTTGAAATCAATGATAAAAAATTAGCCGAACAGTTAAAAGTTTTTGGTAAGTCTTTTGAAAAGTATGTTCCTGAAAATATTAAGAATGCTGATTCTAAATATATCAGATGTTTTCTGGATACTTTTATTGCAGGAGATGGTAATATAAGAGAATCTAGAAAATGGGGAGGATTTAATTGGCAACCAGAAAAAACTTATTTTACTTCTTCCCAAAAATTAGCAGATGATTTAGGCGAACTTATTCTAAAAATTGGGAAAAGACCATCATATTATTTACAGAAAAGTAAAGGGATAGAAGTTGAACACAAGAATGGGAAATATATTGGTAATCATGATATTTGGATTATAAGAGAATGTAAGTCACAATATGCTTATGTTGCAAATATGGATATTCAAGAAGTTAAGTATGATGATATGGTATATTGTGTTGAACTTGAAAAATATCATACGCTTTATGTTAGATATAATGGAAAGGTTACTTGGTCAGGAAATTGCAAATGTGATATTGCCCCAGTGTTTAAGTCTAAAAAGTCGAATTAAAGTTGTAAACAATTAAAAGGTATACAAGTATTACAGAAAGTGATATTATTATAAGATAACAAAAAATATATTATGGATAAAGAAACAAAAATTCTTCAAGCAACAACAGAAAAAGGCTCTAATGGAGTTCTTACTGCTATTGCTTCAACTGAAGACCAAGATAGAGCTGGAGATATTCTTTCTGTAAAGCAATGGGATTTTAGTAAATTCAAAATGAATCCTGTATTACAAGCTGGTCATAAATATGACCCACAATTTACAATTGGAATCGCCAAAAATATTAGAGTGGAAGGTAAAAAAGTTCTTTTTGAACCTATTTTCCATTCAATTACTCCATTAGCAAAACAAATTAAAGAAATGTATGAAAAGGGCTTTTTGAAAGCTTGGAGTGTTGGATTTATTCCAGCCGAAGATGAAAAAGGATTTCATGAATTATTAGAGGTTTCAGCTGTTGCTGTTCCTGCTAATGCTTTTGCTTTAATGAAAGGATTTGAAAAAGATAATATTGAAGTAGAAATGAAAAATTGGGTAGAAAAAGAATTAGAAGAAAAAGGAAAAGATGTAGAAACAATAGAAACTCCAGAAGAAGCTGAAGAAAAAGAAGAAACTCCTAGGTTAAAAGAAGAAGTTGTAGAAGAAGTTGAAGAAAAAAATTATACTCCTTGGAATAAAACGTTGCCAAGTATTTTTGCACAAAAAGATTTTGATATTACTACTGTAAAACCAGAAGCAATGACTTTTGAAAACAAAATCTTTACTAAGTTTTTTGACTGTAAGGTTAAAGACTTGTATTTGAATTTTCATAGTATCCCTTCTCCATTATTGGGTTCGTATTTATCAGCTTTCAAAAAGACTTTAGCTGATTATGAATTAGTAGATACTAGAAATTGGCATGGAAATGCAGAGTTTCCACCTCAATATAAAACTATTCAGTTAAATTCAAAAGAAAATGATAGTTTCTTGGTAGAAGGAACAATATTCTATAAAGTTGCTGGTAGAAATGCTTTAGCAATTAGTTTCTATCCTACTTGGGCAGGAATTGTTGTTGAAATTGTTACTCATAAAGAAAAAAGAGAATGGAGTGAAGAATTATTACAAAAAATTCACACTTGGGTAGACCAAAATAATTATTTAAGAGGAGAAAAATTTGCTTTAAGTGGAGAATTTATTCCTACAGGGAATAAACAATGGGAAGATATAATTGCTGATGAAAATAATATTAAGGCACTTAAACAAGGAATGAAAGTGTTAGAATCTAATTCTAATAAGAGTAGAGGGTTATTATTTGTAGGTCCTCCTGGAACTGGAAAGACTTTAACAGGAAAAGTTTTAATGGACAATACTGATGCAACATTTATTTGGATTTCAAGTAAAGATATGGATAGAGTTGGTGCTGTTACTGCATTAAAGATGGGATTCAAATTAGCAAGAGATTTAGGACCTTCAATATTATTTATGGAAGATATTGATTACTGGATTAAAGGATATGCGATTGATACATTAAAAACTGAATTAGATGGTATGCATGAAAATAATAAAGTGCTTACAATTTTAACATCTAACTTCCCTGAAGATTTACCTGATGCTCTATTAGATAGACCAGGAAGATTCCATGAAATTCTAAATTATGATTTACCAACAAAAGAAATTCGTTCAGAAATGATATTAAAATGGGCAGAAGTAAATAAGAAAACAGCAGATAGTATTGCCGAATTAACAGAAGGATTATCAGGTGCTCATATTAAAGAATTAGTAGAATATGCAAAAAATATTTCAGAAGATGACAAATTAGAAATGGCAGAAGCTTTGTTAAAGAGTTTAGAAAAAATGACAGCACAGAAAGAGTTGATAACTAATATTAGACAAAGTAAGAAAAGTTTTGCTATAATAGAGAAGGAAGGAAAAGTTATTTCTAAAAAGAATATGGAAAAACTTGTTACTGCAAAAGAAGCTTTGGAAGCAGTAATAGGAATAGATAAATCAGAAGAAGAACCAGACCTTACTGAAAAGTTTATACAAGATTTAGAAATAGCCGTTAAAGAAATTGAAGAAAATGAAATGAATAAAAAATTAAATGATAAAGAAATGCTTACAAAGACATTACAGAAGATTTCAAAATCAAGTAATAAGACCCTGTGTGAAAGAAAGAAAGCAGGAATTAAATAAATATATAATGGTCGGTAAAGATATTTTATATCATAAAGCCGATGGGACCAGAATAGGTCGAAGCAAATAAAGAAATACGGAAGTATATGCCTTTATAAGATTATTAATCAAATTTTTTTAAGATATTATGAAAAAATTGAAAATCGGAGATAAATACTATGAACTAAAGGAAGTTGATAAAACTACTACAGAAGAAGTTCCTGCAGAAACACCTGCAGAAGAAGTTCCTGCTGAAGTTGTTGAAGAAACTTCTGTAGTTGAAGAAACTCCCGTAGAAGAACCTACAGAAAATGTGGACAAAAAAATTGAAGCTGCTACAGAAAAAATCGTTGCCTCATTAGGGTTAGATAAAATTCATGAAAAACTAGATGTTCTTTCTGAAAAGAAAGAAGTTAAAGACACTAAACCATCTGCTTTGATTGATTTAGAAACTTTAATGAAGAAAGATGTCAGTGAAATGACAACTAAGGAAAAAATTGTTGGATTTTTCCAAGCTATGATTAAGAATAACCAACCTGTTTTGAAAGCTCTTTCTGAAGGAACTGCTGCTGATGGAGGATATCTATTCCCTAAATTCGTTGGGGCATAAGTATGTGAGTATTTATGAAAATTCGGTGAATTGCTGGAAACTCCTAAAAAGGACAATCAGCAGCCAAGTTATTATCTAAATGGTAATAAAAGGTTCAACGACTAGGTTTTGAAACTCTTTTAGAGAATATAATAAACCCATGAGTGCCGAACTTCTTGAATTTAGAACTGAAGTATTATATAATAGTTATATGAGAAAAGGTTCAAAAATGACAATTAAACAAAGAAAAAGAGTAAGTGAAGGACATCTTGGACAACCAGGTTGGAATAAAGGTAAAAAGATGTCAAAAGAGTTTTGTGAAAAAATAAGAATTGCCAATTTAGAAGGAAGATGTGGAATGAAAGGTAGAAAACATAGTGCTGAAACTAAATTGAAACAAAGTAAAAGTAATAAAACAAAACTTCTTTGGAAAAATCCTGAATACCGAAAAATGATGTCAGAAAAACATAAATGGCAGAGTGGTAAAAATAATCCAGCATATATAGACGGAAGAAAACCATTAGTAATGAGAATAAGACATCATCCTAAAATGAAAAATTGGATTAAACAGGTTTTTGAAAGAGATAATTATATTTGTCAGGATTGTAAACAGCGAGGCAAAAAATTAGAAGCTCATCATTTATATCCTTTTTCAAAAATAATTACTGAATATAAAATAAAGACCATCAAACAAGCCTTACAATGTGAAATAATGTGGGACTTGAATAATGGACAAACTCTTTGTAAAAATTGTCATAAAAAAATAAATACAAGAAGATGATATAGTCTGACCTGCAACTATATATAAAATTGCAGAAGTAGTAATTAAAAAAACTACGATAACATATGGACGAATTCAGATATGAAATCATTAGAGATATCGCAGAAGATAGCCATAGAATGAGAAATGATGTGACTGTTGTTCCTATGAAAAGAGATGTTATGAATATCCCTTCATTGGAATCTAGACCACAAGTAACATGGACGGAAGAAAATGCTACTAAATCTACAACAACTGCTCATTTTGGTCAAATCACTTTGACAGTAAAGAAAATGGCTGCCATTAACTTACAAGGTGGCAGAAGGGTGCGAACCCTAAAGAAAAATGCCGTGAATTGCTGGAACACCCAAAATGGAATAAGAAGCCCATATTGGACAATCAGCAGCCAAGCTTTACCAGTAATGGTTTAGAAGGTTCAACGACTAGGGAGCGAATCCTTGATAGGATAGTAATCTCCCCACGAGCGCGGTGCTCTGTTCTTTAACAAATTACATTTGATAAGCAAGAGATTTTAATATATAATATATATATGAATAAAAAATCACTAGCAAATCTTACATATAAATATAAAAAAGGTTGTATTCCTTGGAACAAAGGATTGTCTGCAAAAAATAATGAGTCAATGAAAAAAATTGCAGAATCAAGAAAAGGAAATAAACATCCTTTGTGGAAAGGTGGAAAAGCAAAAGCAACTGGAGGATACATTAAAATTAAAATGCCAAATCATCCAAATGCTAATTGTGAAGGATATATTTTAGAACATCGTTTAGTTATGGGAAAAGTTTTAAAAAGAAATCTTTTACCTCATGAAGAAGTTCATCATATAAATGGTATAAAAGATGATAATCGTCCAGAAAATTTAGAGATTGTCCTTAAATATAAACATTTTGGAAATATTTGCTGTCCATATTGTAAGAAAAATTTTAAAATCAAATAATTTGTTAAAGAACAGAAGATGATATAGTCTGACCTTTATGGTAACATAAAGAAGTATTGGATAAAGAGCCAATATAATAACAAAAATGCTTGTATGCTTCTGATGAATTGATTGATGATGCATCTGAAATTGATATTGTAAACTTCATCATAGGATTATTCTCTGAAGCTATCGGAGAAGAAGAAGATAGAGTTGTTTGGAGAGGTAATGGAACTACAGAACCTACAGGAATTGTAACAGCACAAGCTACTGGAACTATTTCAGGAAGAACTTGTTCAGGAAACCTTTCAGTTGATAACATGATTGATTTGTTATATGATTTGCCAGCAAAATGGCAAAAGAATGCTAAACTATATGTTCATAGAACAAATATTAGAGAATTGCGAAAATTGAAGGATTCTAATAACAGATACTATTGGTCAGAACCAGTAGCAGCTGGATTAGCTCCTACATTTATGGGATACTCTGTTATTGAAACTAATGAATTAAGTGAAGCACAAATTTACTTTGGAGATATGAAAAAGACTTACTGGTTAGGTGACCGTCAAAAGATGACAGTTAAAATATCGCAAGATACTGAAACTGCCTTTACGAAGGATGGAGAAATTTGGTCCTTCAAAAAGGGGGTGAACTGCTGGAACATCCAAGAAGGAATTTTAAGTCCTTATTGGACAATCAGCAACCAAGCTTTCGCAGTAATGCGTTAGAAGGCTCAGAGCATAGATTCCGAGTCCAGAATGGACAGTAATGAATCCACGAGTGCCCTCCAGTTCTTTTACAATAGAATATATAGAATAATATTTGATTTTTTGTTAAAATAATTATATAATTATATATATAATATATGATTAAACGTGAAATTATCAAAAAATGGAAATCTGGTAGAGGTTACAGGTATTTGTTAATTTGTCAGAATTGTGGTGAAGAATTTGAAAAATGTGGGAAACAAATTAATAATGATAAATGTTATTTTTGTTCAGTTAAATGTAGTAATTCTTTCCCTAAAAAAATAAAACAAATTAATCAGACTAAACAAAATAGATATAAGCAACAAAAACAAAATTCTGGTTATGCTTTTACATTAAAAGCAAGGAGAAGAATGAGTGTTGGGCAAAAAGGAAAACCAATATGGAATAAGGGAAAATTTGGTGAAGCAATGCCAAATTGGCAAGGAGGAATATCTTTTGAACCTTATACTGCAGAATTTAATAACGGATTAAAATTACAGATTAGAAAAAGAGATAATTACACTTGTCAAGAATGTGGTAAAACAGAAAAACAATTAAAAAGAAAGTTAAGTATCCATCACATTGATTATAATAAAAAAAATAATGATGAAAATAATTTAATTTCTCTTTGTAGTAAATGTCACGGAAAAACTAATTTTAAGAGAAAAGATTGGACAACATATTTCCAAAAAAAATAAAATATTATTCTATGTATTCTATGTAAAAGAATTGATGATATATGCCGAACTGCAACTATATATAAAATTGCAGAAGTAGAAGATAAAAAACTTTTACGATAACAAAAATTGCAAACTGCTATCAGAGTTGTTTCAAGAATTGCTGGTAACGTTGTATTAGGAGCTTCTTGTCGAGCTTTAGTTCAAATTCCTTAAACTTTATAGTTTATATACTTACTGATGGGATATTTACCCCATAGGTATCCCACTTCAGTAGGTTAAATTAAAAAATTATGAAAAAAGTTAAACTATTAAAAGAATATCAAGATTATTCTCGTGGAGAGATAATTGAAGTAAGTAATAATGTTGCTTTCGGTCTAGTTGATTCTGGAATTGCAAGAAATGTTGTTACTGGAGATTTTATTAAGAAAGTTAGTTTTGGTAAAACTAAATCTTTTGAAAAAGCTCCTTCAACAAAAAGTTATAGAAAAAGATTATAGTTTTTTAATCTAACTTACTGAAGGCTTGAAAATTATTATATATGTATTGAAATTGTAAAAATTATTATTAAGTTTATTTTTTACAATTATGAATAAAGAAAAACAAACACTTAAAGGGTTCTTTCGAATCCAATTGACAGAAGCAAAAGATGGAGCAGAAAAAATTGTAGGTGATTCTGGTTGGAAACAAAACCAAGTTACTAACTTGGGTATTCAAGATTATCTTGTTGACCAATTAATTGGTAACACTGGTGGAAAAGCTGTTACTCATATGGCTTTGGGAACAGGAACAGCTCCAGGAGCAGCAGCTACAACTCTAGATGGTGAAATTACTCACGCAACTGACTCAAGAAAAGCAGTTTCAACATCTATTGTTTCTTCAAAGACAGCTCAATTTACAGCTGCTTTCAACTCTGCAGATTCATTTGTTACTGCTTCAGTAAATATTTCAAATGTTGGTTTATTTGAAACTTCAACAACGTCAGGAGGAACAATCTTTGCTGGAAATACTTATGCGTCATCATCTTTGGCGACAAACCAAAATGCGAACGTGACATATCAAATACGTTTTAGTTAAGTTATGTTGACCTTGTGTAATTTCGTAAGTAGTATTGATTTTGTTCTATAAATTTTATATAATATATGTAATTAATATTAATATATAAAATATATGAATAATAAAAGTAATGCATCTTATGGAATGTTAGGAAAGAAACATTCCCAAAAAACGAAAGAAAAGATTTCTAAATGTAATAAAGGAAATCAAAATACATTAGGAAAACATTGGAAATGGTCTAAACCTAAACAAGACAGAAAACAATCGCCTGAACATAAAGAAAAAGTTCGTAAATCAAAACTTGGTGTTGCTCGTCCTGATATGATAGGAAATACTTATGGTTTTATTAAGGGTCAAACTTCATTGAATAAAGGGAAACAAGCTTCAAAAGAAACTCGGGTAAAACAACGTTTGGCTAAACTTGGGACAACTCTTTCAAAAGAAACTCGGCAAAAGATTTCGCAAAAGTTAAAAGGATTAAAACGTTCTGAAGAAACAAAAAGACGTATTTCTGAAGCAAAAAAAGGGAAGAATAATCCTGCAAAACAAAAATGGGTAAGAGAAAAAATGTCAGAAGTTGCAAGTCGGCAAGATGTTATAGACAAGAAAGAACGAATTAAAAAATATTCTGGGACATCAATTGAATTGATAATGCGTAAAGAATTAACTCGTAGAAAAATAGAATTTGAACCAAATTATCAATTGATGAATAAATATAATGTTGACATGTATATTAAACCAGATATTGTAATAGAATGTGACGGAGATTATTGGCATAATAGACCAGGTTGTCAAGAAAAAGATAAAAAACGTGATATTGATTTGAAGAATAATGGTTATCAAGTATTTCGTTTTTGGGAAAAAGAAATTAATACTGATATTAAACAATATGTTGATAAGTTATTGAAATCAATTATTAGTAATTGTAATAAGTGCAAAAAATCATATGAAGAAAAAAGTAATAAAAAAGAAATCAAAAATTGATGTTCTTTTAGAAAAAAATAATCTCGGTGTGAAATTAGACATTGGCTGTGGTGCAAATAAGCAAGAAGGATTTGTCGGAATGGATGTTAGAGATTTGCCTAATGTGGATATTGTTCAAAACATAGAACAATTCCCTTGGGCTTTACCCGATGAATCCGTTTCTCTTGCTACAGCTTCTCATGTATTAGAACATATCAACCCAGGAAGCACAGACCCAAGATTAGTAGCTCTTATTAATTTATTAGAAAAGAAAAAGATTCTTTCTAAAAAAGAAATAAAAGATGCCATTGGGAATGTTGAAGTTTTTGGAGTGTTTATGTCTTTTATGAATGAAGTTTGGAGGATACTAAAACCAAAAGGTAGATTTGCCTTTGTGGTGCCTTATGCGGGTTCTCCTGGGTTTTTTCAAGACCCAACACATATTAATCCAATAACTGAAGCTACGTTATCTTATTTTGACCCATTAGATAGAAGTGGAATGTATTATATTTACGAACCAGCTCCTTGGCAAATAATAAATAGTAGTTTTGACACAATAGGCAATTTAGAAGTATTGTTAGAGAAACGCCAAGATGATATTTCTTATCATGTTGATAAAAAAATTAAATATGTCTAACAAAGTTTATAAAAAGACAAAGTCTTGGAAATGGAGTAAGGAATCTAAAGAACGGTTTAGTGAATATTGTAAACAGATAAAAAGAAGACCTCCGACTAGAAAAGGAATTCCAAATACTGAACAACAAAAAGAAAAAATAAGAAAAACTTGGAAAAAAATTATTGAAATGAATGGTGGAAAGCACCCTTACGTTAAACCAATGTATGGTGAAGACAATCCATCTAAAAGGAAAGATGTTCGTGAAAAAATTAGTCAAAAGTTGAAAATTGCATCTCTAGAAAGATTTAAAAATAAAGAAAATCATCCAAGATGGTTAGGTGGTAAATCTTTTGAAGATTATGGTTTTAATTGGACTAAAACATTAAAAAAATCAATCAGACAACGAGATAATTATATTTGCCAAGAATGTGGAATACATCAAAATAACTTAATTGGTAGATTAAAAAGATTAGATGTCCATCATATTGATTATAATAAAAAGAACTGTAGTCCAAACAATTTAATTTCCCTTTGCCGACAATGTCATGCAAAAACGGGTATTAATAGAGATTATTGGAAACAGTTGTTTACAGATAAAAATTATAAACCTTTAAGTAATGAAAAATAATATGAAAGAAAAAAAAGTAGATACAAGTTTAGGTATTAAAGGGATTGATAAAAATCCTAATCCAGATTGGAATAAAAGAGTTTTAATCTTTACTCCCACAACAGGTCTTGTAAGAATAGAATGGGTAAATGCTCGTTATGGGCAGATAATTCCTTGTAATTGGTCTAATGTGAATATGCAACAATTTGTAACTCCGTATGTTCCAGTAGAATATCAATTAGCTGATGCTCAAAATTTAATGGCTAAAAAAGTAGTGGAAGATGATTACGAATGGATTATTTACATTGAGCATGATAATATTGTGCCACAAGATTTGTTAATTAGATTTGGAGAATATATTAATGAAAGAAATGTTCCTGTTGTTTCAGGTCTTTACTTTACGAAAGCAGAACCTTCTGAACCACTTCTTTATAGAGGGAGAGGAAACTCTTATTATAGAGATTGGAAATTTGGAGATAAAGTTTGGGTAGATGGCATTCCTTTTGGTTGTCGTTTAGAACACGCAAGTTTTATCAAAGAAGCATGGAAAAATAGTCCTGAATATATGGTTGGAGGAGAAAAAACTCGCAGGGTGTTTGAACAACCAGCAAGAATGTGGTTTGACGAAGAAAAAGGGGGAATGGCATCTAAAGTGGGAACAACTGATTTGGCTTGGTGCTCACGAATTATGGATGAAAAGTTATTTGAAAAATGCGGTTGGGAAAAATATCAAGATATGAAATATCCATTTCTTGTTGACACGAATATAAGAGTTGGGCATATTAATCCTGATGGTAAGATTTATCCACTTACAATTCCAAAAAGATATTTACCAGTTAATAAAAAATAATCATGACAGAAAAAGAATTAGAAAAATTGAAACAAGACCATCTTGCAGGTAAACATAATGTAGAAGGATATTTTAATGAAGATTGTATTCTTTGTGTTAATCGAAAAAATGGCTTGAATCAAAAAAATGATGCGATAGCTGTTCAAATTGAAGACTCTATCGAAACAGGAGAAAAAGTAGGTTAAAAATTATGACAAAAACACTTTACATTTCAGTATCAGATACTTTTAAAGTAAATGACAGTAAAAAACTAGTATTTAAACTTGTTAAAAATGAGGTGTTTTTTGTTGAATATTTTTCAGATATATTAGAACAAATTTTTTCTAATATAAATAATTTTTGTCGCCCACCTACAGTTATAAATATTAATTATTTAATTCCAAAAAACCACTTGGCTATTTAGTCGGTGGTTTTTTATTAGTTAATTAGAAAAAATATTATGTATAGGTTAGTAATATAAATAGTAGAAAAAATAAACTATGATTGAAATATTAAAATTACAAAATAAAGAGTATATTAAGAATATCAGAAAAACTGACAGTGTTATTATTGACCAACAAAGTGGATTTAAAAAAACTTATATAGCAAAAGAAAAAAAATTAAAGATAGAAAACGAAGGAAAAATGATTGATATGGAACTTTTATCGTCTTATCACAAAATGCTTCCAGCGGGCGAAAGCGTTATGGTTGCAGAAATAAAACTAAAAGATTGGAATAATAAGAATAATTTGTTTGATGAATTAGAATTTTTTGATAGGAATAATTTTATAAAAAAAGATAAACAATTTATCTATAAATATTGTGAAGAAAAAACTATAACAATGGAATTGCCTGCTGAATTTCCTGAACAGGCAAGAGATAATGAAATATTTGAAAAAGTAGTAGGTGATTGGGATAATGCTATTGAATTTACAAAACTTTCAGAATTACCACACAAGGATATAAGAATAGGTATTTTTACTGAAACTGTTTTAGGTGAAAAAATAGAATGGTTGCCGACAATAGACGGTTTTAATATATATGAATGGGCGGCTTATGATATTACAGAATTAAATAGTCTAGAACACGATACAACTTATGGAGATTACAATTCTCTCGTAATGATAGACGCTACTCACTTTATTTTAGCTTATACGGGAAATGGTAGTGATGGTTTTATTAAAACATTCAGCATAGACGGAAGTTATAATATTACTCAGATAAATAGTTTAGAACACGATACAGCTAAAGGAGAATACAATTCTCTCGTAATGATAGATAATACTCATTTTATTTTAGCTTATTCTGGAGATAGTGGCTTCATCAAAACATTTAGCATAGACGGAAGTTATAATATTACTCAGATAAATAGTTTAGAACACGATACAGTTTATGGAACTCACAATTCTCTCGTAATGATAGATAATACTCATTTT